ATGAATCCAGATAATACTGATGAGCAACCCATGGAAACAGTTAATGCAGATGAGCAACCCATGGAAACAGTTAATGCAGATGAGCAACCCATGGAAACAGTTAATGCAGATGAGCAACCCATGGAAACAGTTAATGCAGATGAGCAACCCATGGAAACAGTTAATGCTGATGAGAAACCCATGGAAACAGTTAATGCAGATGAGCAACCCATGGAAACAGTTAATGCTGATGAGAAACCCATGGAAACAGTTAATGCTGATGAGAAACCCATGGAAACAGTTAATGCTGATGAGAAACCCATGGAAATAGTTAATGCTGATGAGAAACCCGTGGAAACAGTTAATGCAGAACAGGTGGCTCCAGATAATAAAGAACCTGTGGTAACAGAATATGCAGGCGAGCAACCCATTACCGGAGAAAATACAGAACCAGCAGAAACAGAATATGCAGGCGAGCAACCCATTACCGGAGAAAATACAGAACCAGCAGAAACAGAATATGCAGGCGAGCAACCCATTACCGGAGAAAATACAGAACCAGCAGAAACAGAATATGCAGGTCAGCAATCCATAGGTCAGCAATCCATAGGTCAGCAATCCATGTCTGAAGTAAATGTAGGCGATCAAACTATGGTAACAGAAACACCAAAAATACCTGAACCACAATTATCAAATAAGGAAAGAATCCCAGAAGTTGCTCAAACTACCCAGGTTGGTGGAAAAAATAAAAAATTTAAATTTAATAAAAAAAATATAACCAGTCATAATGAAATGGTAGACAAATTTATAAAAGGATTCAGAAAAACTGTAAAAACTCATAAAAATAAAAAAAATAAGAAAAAAAAATTAAAAAAAAAAACATTTAAAATTAAAAAACAAAGAAAACAAAAAAAAAAGAAAAATTAAATGTTATTTTTTTATAGAAGTATTTAATAAGTCAGAATTATATATTGAATTACCACTGGGTTTATAACTATGTATTGGTTTAAAATTTGGTTTATTATCATTATTTGTTGATGATTTGTTTTTCAATAAATCATTTACATTTTCTTCTTTTTTAGATTGTATTTTGTTACCATAACCATCGACTACTAATCCGGTTTTCTTTTTTAATTCATTTCTAACATATGAAGGAACCCAATGTTTCCAAGAAATAAATAATAAATTAGGATGAGTATACTTTACTACAAATCCATTTTCTTGTAATTGATATATGATATAAGATAAACAATCAGAAAAATTATAATTAGGTGAGCCGATTAATACTTCCGGCATTAAATACCAACACCATTGATTATCAATTCGCTGCCTCGAAACTGTTTTTATTTTTATATGAATTCTTGCCAATAATTTATTATATGTTTCCACTTTATTAAGGTCTTTTTTTTGTTTTTCTTCATATAGTTCATCCATATTTACTTTTAATTGCATGTTTTCATCATCGTCTTTATAAAATAAATGATTCATTAATAAAAAAAATAAAGAAAAAAAGTTAACAAAAAAATACTATATATAATAATGATAAAACATATAGTATTAGGTTGCGGAGGACCTACTGGATTTATTAATATGGGTATATTAAAATATTTATATGAAAAAAAATTTTGGAACTATAATGATGTTGAAAGTATATATGGAAGTTCGGTTGGTGCTGTGATGGCAATAGTAATTAGTTTAAAGATAAATCCAAATGATATAGAATCTTATATCATTCATAGAAATTGGTCTAAATACATCGAATTTACACCATCTAAATTATTCAATGCATTTCAAAATAAACATTTAATCGATAGTGCCTTTATACATGATTTTCTAAAAACATTATTATATTCCGTAGATTTAGATGAACATACCACTTTATTAGACTTATATAAAAAATCGGGTATTTTTTTGCACATATATACCGTCGATTTAAATACACCAGATTTAACACCAATCGAATTAAATCATGAAACATTTCCAGAGTTAACAGTAATTAAAGCTGCAGAAATGACCTGTGCTATACCTATTTTATTTAAACCAATTTATTATAAAGAACATTTTTATATTGATGGTGGGTTATTAAATGGTTTTCCTCTAAATCATTGTTTATCTCATCATAAAAATGTAAACGAAATTCTTGCGATTCAAAATGAATTTGATTTTAAAAATACACTGTTAGATGATAAATCATCCATGATTTCTATCTTAGGTGTATTAATTAAGAAAATATTACAAAAATTAGATACTCCTACATATGATAAAATACCGTATTATATTTATGTAGATAAATCATTAGCTAAATCTCTTTGTTCTATTAGTCTTTCATTGTGGAAAGATTGTTTAATAGATAAAAAGATAAGGAAAAAACTAATAAAAGGTGGAAGAATAATAGGTAAAACATTTCTAAAATCAATTAAGTGATGTATTGATAAATTTTCTTAAAATAGTTCTATCTACCTTAGCATCATAATTAATTCTTTGTTTACCTATTTCTAATATAATTGTAGGATATGAATCCACTTTATATTGTTCTGCCATGGATGGATTATCATCACAATCAATTTCCATAAATTTTAATTCTATATTATTTACTTCTTTTCCGATTGAATTTTTTACGGCATCCCATTCCGGTTGCGCTTTTTTGCAATATGGGCACCATTCGGTTTTAAACATGTATATGGTGGCGCTTTTTTCTTTATAAGGAACATATTCTTTATTGCTTACATATTTTTTTTTTTTAATTTTATTTTTATATATATTTATCCCAGCTATTACTAAAACAAAAACAATAAACATAAATACATACGTTTTTCTATCTTTTAATAATTTTTTTATTAATTCCATTAGTTTATCAAATCCACTAGGTGCGTTAACTTCGTCCATTATATTATTTAGTATATATAAATAATATATATATTACGTAATTAAAAACATAACATATATATATCTAATGTTGATTCGAATGCATGATGGCACGCTAAAAGAAATACAAATAAATCATTATGATAATGTAAGTTTTTATTATAAAGATATGTTATTGTATATATTCCAATATTCAATTAAAGAACAATGTAAGATTACATATTTGAAATCCTTACTTAGCTAATTTACTAAATTAAATATTAAAAAAATAATAAAGACAAAAATAATGGCAATGAATAAATAATTATATAATAAATTTTCTTTTATATTTGAATTGGTTGTTTTGTTAAATAATTGATTAATATTTGTTAAATTATTATAAATTACAAATCCTAGTATAAAAATAATAGCACCTCTACAAATAACTTTTATCCACATAGGTATGTTTTTACATACAACATAAAATATCAATATACATATGATGGCTATACAAAATAATATAAATGATTTATTATTATTATTAATAAACTGACTATATTTATTTATTTCATTCATATTATAATATTTGAATAAAATAATATCTCACTAATACATATGAATAAAACGTATAAAAAATTAAAAATTAAAAAAATTTCTAAAAAACGAAATACTAAAAAACGAAATACTAAAAAAAAAACTCCATATTGTAAAAAGGATTTTGAAAGCGGGGATGGAATGCTAACAACAGTTTGGGGACCAGGAATGTGGCATTATTTACATACTATGAGTTTTAATTATCCTGTAAATCCTAGCATAGATGAAAAAAATCATTATAGAAATTTTATGTTAAGCTTGAAAAATGTATTACCATGTAAGTATTGTCGTATAAATCTAAAAAATAATTTTAAAAGATTACCATTAACCATGTCTTGTATGAAAAGTAGACATAGTTTTTCATTATATGTATATAATTTACATGAGTTGATAAATAAACAATTAAAAAAAAAATCAAATTTAACATTTGCGGAAGTAAGAAATAGATATGAACATTTTAGAGCTAGATGTGCTAATAAAAAAAAACAAAAAATATATCCATATCGAAAAACACAAAAAATGAAAGAAAAGGGATGCACGGAATCATTATATGGTAAAAAATCAAAATGTATATTGAAAATTGTTCCTCAAGAAGAGAAATGCAAAACCTTTCAAATGGATAAACAATGTGAGAAAAAAAAAGTGCTAGTATAAAATTGAATTAAATAATAGTATAATACATAATTATAAATGGCGCCTAGAATTATTAGTGTTGATGGAAACATTGGTTCAGGTAAATCCACTCTTGTCAAATACTTACAATCATGTGAACATTTAGGGGTGAAAATATTTACCGTTTTAAAGGAACCTGTTCATGAATGGGAATCTATCAAAAATGAAAATGGTGAAACTGTTATTGAATGTTTTTATAAAGACCAAACTAAATATGCATTTTCATTTCAAATGATGGCTTATATTTCTAGACTTGCTTCTCTCCGAAAAATAGTTACGGACCCAATGAATCAAAATGCAATTATTATTACAGAGCGTTCTATGTTAACAGATAAGAATGTATTTGCTAAAATGTTGTATGATGATAATAAAATAGAGAAAATAAATTATTCCATTTATTTAAAATGGTTTAATGAATTTATTACAGATTTACCAGTGGATAAAATAATTTATTTAAATACATCACCTGAAATATGTCATAGTAGAATTCTAAAGCGATCTCGAGTAGGTGAAGATAATGTTAGTTTAGAATATTTAAAAAACTGTGATAGTTATCATAATGATTGGTTATTAAACTCATCCATACAGGTATTGATGATAGATGGCAATATAAATATTGAAGAATTTCCAAATACATTAAATGATTGGACAGAAACTATTAAAAGATATGTATTGTAATAAAGCTAAAAATAAATTATAAAATAATAATATATGAGTTGTATATTATCATTTTTTATTTTATGCAAAAGGGATAAAAAAATTAATCCTCAAAAAAACATCATCCTTTTAATGTAAGAGATTTAGTAAAGTATGCCCAGAAGAATATACCAACAAAACATTTTGAAAATAAATCTAAAATATTATAAAATACATTTCTTTCTTTTTCTCCCATCATATAGGCTACACCATATAATGCCCAGAAGAAAACAAATGCCCAATATAACATTTTGTTATCAAAGTTTTTGAATTTGCGAATATAATGATGATATATGAAATAATACATACCTATGAAAAATACAAATCCTAAAGTATTAGCTAATGGTTTATTTAAATTATTTGTTTCCCCAACAAATCCCATAATCAACATGGCATAATTCAATAGTAATACAATGGCAAAATTGGATACTGTAATTTTCTTCTTACTATTATACCCAAATGCTAGTAATAAAACTAATAACATGATAGGCGTAGTAATACCCCAGTCTACATAACGATTAATATTAATCTCTTTGTAATTTATTTCTGTTGTATTTATTTTTTTCATAAACATTCCGTAAAAAAACGCAGCTACTACTGAAATACATGTTTCTAAATTTAAAATATGTCTTATTTTAGAATCTTTATTTCTCATTGCTTCTATAAAGGTAATAGTAGCAGTTGTTACTAAAAATGCATATGTTATATAAAAAGAATATTTTACCAATCTATCTCCATTATCACCGCCTTCATTGTTCAATGAATCACTGTGTAAACTTTCCATATATTATAATATAAATATTATAATATATTTAATGTTTGCTAATTATGATTATAGCAACTTTCCATATGTATTAGTTTCATTTAATGAAATACATATTACGTATGATGCATTTCAATGTTTTTTAAATACATGGTGGAATTTATATGAAAAAAAAAAAGATTTTATATTTATATTTGATACTTCACAATTGATATTACCGCCAATACAATATTGCTTTTATATGTCCATGTTTATTAAAAAATTAAGAGCATTACCTTATCAATATTTAAAAAAAAGCTATATTCATATTGATAATCCCCATGTATTATATTTTTTAAATCTTATATTTACAATTCAATCGCCGGTTGCACCAATATATGTTACATATGATTCAATAGATACTATTATAAATAATACATCTACTATTAATGTAGTAAAAACGTTTGAAGCTAATTGCTCTCTAATACCGTTCTTGTAAGAGATATATCTTCATTTGTTTCTATATAAGTAATCCATTGCATTGGTGTAAATAATAACATGCATGTAAATCCAATACATTCCATAGCCCAAAACCACATATGCTTTACAAATAATAAGCTAATAAAACTTAATAATCCAATACAAAACAATCCTTTTGTATATACAGATTGATTTATATAGCAAAATGTAAGTAATTGATGAACTAAAAATGAAGCTCCAAATAAAGATACCGTAGAAATATGCATCCATTCTGGATAATATGTTTCTGTGCAAATTAAAAAACTTCCATAAAATATTTGATAGCTACATAAAGAATAATATAAATTATTTTTTATTTGATTATTATTATAATGATACGTATTTAATACTGCATCTTGATATTCCCACATTAAGGTTAATGGCATAAACGATATTGCAGCCATAGCTCCTGTTGCAGGTGGATTTGCTATAAATGCAGAAATAGAATGTCCATTAGATTCAGCAAAACCCCATATGGACAATAGTGGTAAGCTCCATACATAAAGTATTCCACACGTTGACAATATTATTCTCATAGGCCTAATGTTAACAAATAACATATATATTATATACTGATTTATCTTTAAACGTCTACTTCACTATTTAATGCCCCAGCTAATAAAATAACTTGTGCTTCTGTTTGATTCATGATAAAATTTAAATAAAGCGTATTTAATATAACAATTAAAAGACTTATCATATCCAACATATATTGCACTCCACTTATATTATATAATAGCGTGCCTTTTAACTTATGGGAACATATAATACCATTCATATATATAAGCGATCCCCATAGTATATATCCTCCTTTATATGCAATAAATATTACATTTGGCATCATTCGTCGAAACTTTGTTTGTTGGTTTTTTGGTAAATAATTGGTTAACACAATAGAATGATTTAATACTAAAGAGGTTAGTAAATACATCCATATATTTGATTGTTTACATAAATGTTGTTCTTCTTCATAGGTATCATATTGTAAGGTATTTACTAATACAGCATCATATAAAATAGTAAAAAATATAAATATACCATATAAACTTTTTAAAAAACATTGTTCAATACATAAACATTTATTTTCATTTTCTGAGGTTTCTTTTACTACTGGTAGCTGTTGATAATTATGCGTAGACTCGGTCATTTCCAATGCTGACATTTAATATGTATTATGATTACATTTTAAATCATAATACAATAATTAAAACTCACTAAAGTTATTTAAAATGGGTTTTGGTAAATATCCGTTTAATCCATTAGATCTATAGTTGGGCACTTTTTTACATTCAAAGGCTGGTTCAGGGCATCTAGCGCATGCTGGACATGGTGGACAGCTATCTGAATCTAAGGAACCTGTTTTTGGACATACTTTTACAGGTGGACATTTTGGACATGCAGGGCATACCGGAGGAACAATTTGTGATTTTAAAATATATTCATCTCCAGGAGGTGCTGGGGGCATAGTATTTAAAAAAGAATTTGCAATGTCTTCATTGTTCATAGGTGGTTGAGAATTATTATTTTGTTGTGGTGGTTGCATAGATGCTGGATTAGAAGTTATATCATATACTTGCACATCTATTCCTCCATTTTGAGATGATGCTGGTGGCTGATTTGGGTCATTCGGGTCATTTGGTGATGGGGGTGGTGGGTCATTTGGGTCATTTGGTGATGGGGGTGGTGGGTCATTTGGGTCGTTTTGTTTATTTTTACATTTTTTTTTCTGATTGTTAGGTGGATTCTCTTCTTCTAATACAACCATTCCTTCTAAAAATTTTTTATTAGCATTATATCCTATTGCGGCAAATATAATTACTACAACTAATAATAATATAAACCCCAATGAACCTCGCAATTTTAATTTTAGTTTCATTTATACATTATAGCAGAAAAAAATTTGTTTTAATTTAAATATTATTTATCAAAATAATATACTATGCAAATTATAGGAGTAGATGAATCTGGTAGAGGACCCCTTTTTGGAAGAGTTTATTGTGCTGCAGTAATTCTTCCAAATCAAAACTCAGCTTTTAATATGGATATCATTAAAGATAGTAAAAAATTCTCTAGCTTTAAGAAGTTATGCGATGTTTCTAAATATATTAAAGAAAATAGTTTATATTGGAATATTGCATATGTATCAGAAAAAATGATAGATAAAATAAATATCCGAGAAGCAACATTTCAATGTATGCATCAAGCGATTCGAGGATTAATTTCTAAGTTAAATTCCATGAATGAACTTAAGTTACACATTGATGGTAATGCATTTAATCCCCTAACGATATATCATAACAATTCTTTTATTGAATTGCCCTATGAATGTATTGTAGGGGGTGATAATAGCGATAAAGCTATTGGGGCTGCATCTATATTAGCTAAAGTTGCTAGAGATGAATATATTATTGACATGTGTAACACTTATCCAGAATTAAATGAAAAATATGGTTTAGAAAAAAATAAAGGGTATGGAACTCTTCAGCATAGAAATGGTATTAAACAATATGGAAGGACTCAATGGCATCGAGAATCCTTTCGATTGAAAGATGAATGATTAACCGGAACACATTTCACATTCTTCGTCTTCTGATTCATCGCCTTTATTTTCTTTTGGTATTATTGTAAATTGTTGCGCTTGATGTTTTGCTTTTCTTCGTAAGTAATACATACCTGTTTTCAATCCAGATTTCCATGCATAAAAATGCATGGATGTTAAAATTTTATAATCGGGATTCTCAACCCATAAATTCATACTTTGAGATTGACATATAAAAGCACCCCGGTCTTTTGCCATATCGATTACATGTTTCATTGGTATTTCCCATACCGTTCTATATTTATTTTTTATATGATCTGATAATCCATTTATATGTTGAATACTACCTTTATTTTCAATTATACTATTTTTTAATGATGTATTCCACAAGTTTAATTCGCATAATTCTTTCATCAAATGTTTATTTATCATTATAAATTCTCCCGCTAATGTTCTACGAGAATATATATTACTTGTATATGGTTCAAAACATTCATTATTTCCTAAAATTTGAGATGTAGACGCAGTAGGCATAGGAGCAAGTAATAAAGAGTTTCTAACCCCGTGTTGTATAACTTCTTCTTTTAAAGCATTCCAATCATATTTATCACTAGGGGATACATTCCATAAATCAAATTGAAATATACCTTTGGATAACGGTGACCCAATAAATGTTTCATAATGTCCATATTTTTTTGCTAATTTTAAACTACATTTTAGTGCACTATAATAAATTGTTTCAAATATGTTTCTATTTATTTCTTTTGCATTATCGCTATAAAATGCAATATCCATTAGTAAAAATACATCTGCTAAACCTTGCACGCCAATACCAATCGGTCGATGTCGTAAATTACTTGCTTTTGTTTTTTTTGTTGGATAATAATTTACATCTATTACATTATTTAAATTTTCAGTAATAACTTGAGTTACATCATATAACAATTCATAATCAAATGTTTTATCCTCTTTTACAAATCGAGATAATCCTATACTTGCTAAATTACATACCGCGCTTTCCTTATCATCACTGTATTCTATTATTTCAGTGCATAAATTACTAGATTTAATTATACCTACATTTTTTTGATTGCTCTTTTTATTACAAGCATCTTTATAAAGCATATATGGTGTCCCAGTTTCCATCTGACTATCTAAAATTTTATACCACAATTCACGGGCGTCAATTTTTTTAATATATTTTTCTTCTGAAACATATGTATTATATGCTTCTTCAAACTCATCACCATATGTATTTGCTAGCTTGTTACATGTATTTGGGCAAAATAAGTGCCATATTCCACCAGATTCTACTTTTTTCATAAATAGATCAGGTATCCATAATGCGTAAAATAAGTCTCGTGCTCTCATTTCTTCATCTCCATGATTTTTTTTTAAATCTAGAAAATTTTCAATATCCCCGTGCCATGGTTCTAAATAAATTGCAAAACTACCATTTCGTTTACCACCGCCCTGGTCCACATATCGAGCGGTGGCATTAAATACTCTTAACATGGGCGTAATACCATTGGATGTTCCATTGGTTCCACATATATGTGATCCTTCACATCTAATATTATGTATATGAAGTCCAATTCCCCCCGCCCATTTTGAGATTTGACCGCATTCTTTTAATGTATTATAAATACCATCAATACTATCATCTTCCATAGACAATAAAAAACAAGAACTTAATTGTGGTCTTTGTGTTCCAGAATTAAATAAGGTTGGAGTCGCATGAATAAAATATTTTTGGCTTAAATAATTGTATGATTCTGATACTTTTTCTAATTTTTCACCATGTATTTGAATACATACACGTAGCCACATATATTGAATACGTTCTACTATTTTATTATTTATTTTAATCAAATAGGCTCGTTCTAATGTTTTAAATCCAAAATAGTCTATTAATTTGTCTCTATTATGATCTATGATTTGTTCAAAAAAAGCTTGATGTTTTTCAACAATTTTAAAATATGTTTCAGAAATCAATCCATGCGTTTTTTTATATAACTCATTCACACATTGAAAAAAAGAATTACATGTATTTTTTTGATAATTTGATATCACAATTAATCCTGCTAAAATATGATAATCATGATGTTGCGTACTTAATGATGCACATTGTTCTGCTGTAATTTCATCAATTTTTGATGTAGGCATTCTATCATACAACTGATCTATAACCTTCATTACAAGTGCACTATAATTGATATTTTGGAGCTTGTTTTCATTACCCAAATTTTTTACTCGATTTAATATTTTATCAAATGCTATTATTTCAAAACTACCATTTCGTTTTAATACCTTCATTTCATGATCGTCTGACATACTATATTGATATATTTCAGTTTAAATCATTTTAACTTATTTATACATCCAACTTTATTATACATCCTTCTTTAGTTGATTTCTTATTTTTTATCTGCTTTTTTGGAGCGCGGTGAGCATATCCATCTTTTCTATCATTTAGAACAGTATCCCATAATTTTTTTAAAATATCAACCGCACGATTAAACCAATCTTTATTTCTTAATACTAATACACAACTATATACTTCTAGTTTCCAATATATATTTGCTATCCATTGCTTATCTTGGTTTTCATCAATCATAACTTCAGACCATTTTTCAAACTCTTCTTCACTTATATTCAATGGTGCATAAACATAATGTGGTCCACCATTTTTTACAAAATATAACATGATACCTTTTTGTTTTCCGTCTATACTATGTGTAAATGTTCCATCTGATATATAATCATTCAATCCATCATATTCTATAAATTGTGTTTCAAGAAAATCACATTCATCTAAATCACATACTTCCATTTGTAATTGCATTTGTATCCAATATTCGTATTTAGGATTACCATCTATTTTTCGGTTTACTATATTTTTAATTTCCAACATTCTTCCATACCTGGTAGAATCAATTGTATCATTAATACCGTCTGGTGATGCAGCTATAAACCCATATGTTTGATGCGGAATACATCCATAATCTTTAACATGTGTTTTATATTTATCTTCATAAATAATAATAGATACATCTTCATATTTTATACCCCATGCCATAGGCGTATCTGATAAGTTTGGTTTATATTTATCCACATTAATCGGTAAACATTTTTCATATATGAGTTGATTTTGCTGGCTTTGTGAACCAAATGCTTTCCATGCATTACTTGCTGTTATAAAATTTTGTCTAAATAAATACCATTCATCACTTTTCTGCTCAGGTTGATATATATTTTCTAATATATGTAGTTTTTTTGTAATATCAGATGTATTTACGGGTGTTAAAAACGTATTACCAGAGCATCGTTTTGGATATGATTTAAAATATGTATCGTATGCCATTTCATATTCTTTTTCTAAATCATAATTAAAATCCTCAAATTGAATATGTAATATATTAATTACATCTTCTTTTAATTTTGTTTCAAAATCAATTTCTGATAAGGATAATATATTGTCTTGCACTACAAATTGTATAATAGCACAAACCGCTTCATTCATAATACTATTAATATATAGTTCATATACTTAAATCAATTATATATTAATCTTCTTTACTAATTGGGCTCTTTCTTTTTGTTTTTGTTTTTGCTTTATTATTTTTTGGAGCCAATGATTTTAATGTAGATGGCCTTTTTTCTCGCTTTAATGTAAATTTTCTATTTAATTTATTACATATTAAAGATGGAATTTTAATAATTTTTCCATTTTCTTTATCATACACTACATCTGAATTTTTTAATCTTTTTTTATCAATGCAGTTATTCATATATGTTTTAAGTTCATTTATTTCAGATTGTGATAATTGTAGCTCATCTTTTAATGTTTTAGTAATATATTCATTTATTTTTTTGATTTTATCCGTTTTATCTAATTTATTCCATAAATCTTTCTTATTTTTTTCTCTTTCTGTTTTTAATAAAATATCAATATCTTTATCAGTTTGCTTAGTATGTATAGGAGATTCTTTATATTTGTTATTTATCATTGTTTGATATTTAATGTTTTTTAACTCTTTACAATCATCTTTACTCATTATATTTATTACATAAAATATGTCTAACCTTTTTTATTTTATTATATTATGAAAAAAATAAATTTATTAAAAGAACCCATAGAAAAAAAAACATGCAATGATATCATTGAAACGGCTTTTAATGAAAAAGAACAGCTCAATTATATGATAAAATTATATATGAATCAAACATTTGATGAAAGTATAATATTTAAAAAAAATATTAAACAAAAAATATCTGGATATAGGTCACAAGATATACTGAAAAAACGATTAGATAATGATAAATTTATTACTTATGATGAATGTATTGAAAAATTAGTTAGTTCTAAATTACATTGCTATTATTGTAAGAAATCCATGCTTATTTGTTATAAAAATATTAGAGAACCTCTTCAATGGACTCTTGATAGATTTGATAATAATATTGGACATTATAATTCAAATGTATGTGTATGTTGTTTACAATGTAATTTACAAAGACGTGTTAAAAATACAGATCACTTTAAATTTACGAAACAATTGAAAATCAATAAACTATAATTATTATGTAAATTTCATCCATTTTGCAGAAAAACTCGCTCCCCATGTAATAATAACTGCAGTCATAGAATTAAATGCATATGAAGATGTTTGTTGCAACCAATTTAACGATTTACAATGAGGAGTTTGACTCATTAACGGAGTCAATATATATCCAGTTATTGTGCTAGGAATACAAAATTCTTTATACAATTGAACTGCACCCCAATGCATAGTAGACCAAAATAAATAGAATTTAGCCGCAGTTAAAGATGCGCTAATTGATGAGGATAGACCATTTGAAGCACTGGCTATGAGTGATTCTATCATGATAATAACTAATTGATATTATATTTTTTCATTTCAATTATTTATATATCTACATTTTATTATATTAAATCCTTGCTCTAATTCATTAATTTTATGTAAAGTGTCAAAAGCCCATTGGTAATCAATTGTATTAATTGGATACCACATTTTATCAAATTCATTTTCTATTTTTAGTTGACTCAATATAAAAGAAACATGTGACATTAATTTATATTTTATATTTTTAAGAAATAAATCAGAAAATTCTTCTGAAAAATCTACAATATATTTTAATGTATCTTCATTTAAGTTTAACTTATTTAATTGAGCTAATTTTACTTTTTTTGCATTCAGTAATTTTCTCTTCTTATATAAGTTTTCATTTGTTTTACAACATTCATTTAAAATATCTGATAATTTATCATTATTTGGTAAACTATGCAAATTAATGTTTGTGTATATACTAGATACACCTGTTTGATTTATTGTTAAATTACATATATTCCAAATGTCTAATATTTCTCCGGTTGCTTGCATTATATAAATAATAATATTATGTATATATTTCAATTTTATAATATATAATAAGCCATTCCATTTGTTTTTTTTTCAAATCCATTTTTGATATAAAATGGCATTACTTCATTTGTGCAATTTAATAATAGTTTATAACAATTAAATTGTTTACCATAAGATATTACATGAGCTAATAATTTACTTGCTACACCGTTATGTCTTGCTGATTTATCTACAACTAAATCTTCTATATGACCCACGCATTTTCCACCATGTATTATTTTTTGTTCAATCATAATACTACACATACCTAATATATTCTCATTTTCATCCATATACACAAATATATTTTGATTACCAGGTAAATTTTTTATAATTGTATTAAATTCTATTTGAGATAAGATGGGACATTCTGTCAATTGTTGTAATAATTTACATATTTTTTCCGAATTCAGTTGAAATGATTTGATAGAAAATATCATATTTATAATTATTACAAATAAGTATTTAAAAATTTCTAAACGATTTCTTCATATATGAGTCAACAAGTCAATAGTCAAAATGAATTATTATTAGTTAAATTGATGGAATATTACAAACAAGATAATAATCTACAAAATATGCTAGTGATTATAAATGGTGAATCTCAAATTTCATTGCGTATTGTGGATTGGTTCTCTACAAATTATGCCAAAAAAAATTATACTGTATATCCATTAGATAATGGTCAGAGATTTAAAGTTTATAATGATTATAAGTTAAAATTAAAAGCATACAGTAAAAAAAGATTTGATCCTTTTTGCAGATGGCAGCGTATTACTATTCCTTATGGCGAAGAAGGATTGTTTATTGAAACCACCATTGGTCAGTTGAATTTCTTTAAATGGGCTTTAGAAAATAAAGTAATAGACTATATAAAAAATCACTATAAGGCAATTGAAGAAGATATGAATAATCGAAATAGTAATTCTAGAAAAAAAACAACAGAAATTACATTAAATAGGAAAAAGAGAGAAGAATTGTCTATATCTGCCATAAAAACAATTAAAAAAGAAGATGTAGAAATTGTAGTTAAATTTAATTAAATATACATTATGTATTTAATTAATGGGTAATATTTCTTCAATACAAAAAATCAATTTTGAAGATATGCAACATGCTATTAAAAATAATTATTGTATTATAAGCACATTATCTTCTGATAATCAATCTTGCTTGATTAAAGGAACTTTATCTTGTTCTGAAGAAGAAAATATTATAAATCAATATTTATCTAATACCAAAAGTATAAATATTATTATTTATGGAAAACATAACAGTGATATAAGTGTATTTAAAAAATATACTCAGTTAACAAAATTACGATTTACAAATGTATACATTTATATTGGGGGATTATTTGAATGGCTCTGTTTGCAAGATATTTATGGTGGGGAAGATTTTCCAACTACATCAGAAGAATTAGACATTTTAAAATATAAACCTTCACGTATCGTATTAAATAACATAATATAATCTCTTTTTTTATTATGAATGAATTAACCACTAAACAAAAGTATGGAGAAGTATTTACTCCGCAAAAACAAATATGTGAAATGATTCATAAATTACCAAAAGAAGTATGGAAAAATCCTGATTTAAAATGGTTAGACCCTGCTGCAGGAACTGGGAATTTTGCATCTATTATAATACCTAAATTACATAAGGAATTAAAAACAATTATACATGATGACAAAGAAAGAATGAAACATATTTTACAACATATGATATATATGGTTGAAATCAATCCTGAAAATGTGAGACAAATTGAGAAATCATTTCAAACATCTAATATATACTGTGCTGATTTTTTAACATGGACCCCCCCTGAATCTATTGTATTTGATATTATTATAGGTAATCCTCCATATAATGATATACGTAGATTTAAAAAGAAAAACTCGCAAACATTATGGGACCCATTTGTCTCTACTATTCTTACAAAATATATTATTCCTGGTGGATATTTTTGTTTTATTCATCCTCCGGGATGGAGAAAGCCTGGATCCGAATTATTTCATTCCATGACAAAAGAGAATCATATGTTATATGTGGAAATGCATCATTTTAGTGATGGATTAGTATTATTTGATGCAGAAACAAGATATGATTGGTATGTAATAAAAGGCGGAGCTCATGATAATTGTCTCAGCACAATTAAAGACATGCATGGAAATTTACATTTGATGACATTATCTGATAAATTATTCTTACCTAATTATTTTTTATCTACTATTTACTCTTTAGAATGTAAAAATAGAGACAAATGTGTTCCTATCCTTTATAACAGAACACAATATGGCTCAGATAAGTATTGGACCCAATCGGAGAAAGATTCAGAATATAAATATCCATTGGTCCACTCAACACCCAAAAAAGGGATTCGATATTATTATACTAACACTTTAAATCCACCCGTCCGTAAAAAAATAAAGATGTTTGGAGTATCTAAAGTTATATTTGGCGAAGGTGGAGCACATAATCCATTGATTGACATGGAAGGAAAATATGGAATGACAGGATGTGCAATGGCTATACTTGTTTCTTCTTTACATGAAGCAAAACTATTGTGTCAAATACTTAAAAGTGATGCTTTTAAACAGTTTGTAAATGCAATGAGTGTAGGATATTTTCGAATTGATTGGAAGTTATTTTTACATTTTAAGGCAGATTTTTATAAAAATCTTCCTCTTCTAATGTAATTGCTTTAATCTTATTTGAAAATACATTTGATATTTTTTCTAATACTATATTTGCATATGCTATATTATTTAAATGTAATATTAATGATTTATTAGAGTCCATATCAATTGTTCGAATTAAACAATGAATATTGTATACATAGGTTATATTTTTGTATGTTATAAATAGTAAATGCTCAATCGTATTATTATCGGTATTTTCAACGGTTAATGACCCAGAACCAAATCCTATCCATTCTCCTATTTTTCCGTGATTAAACAAACATATATCATTTAGATTTAAGGTTCTTTCCAAACCCATTTCATGTATACTTACAATTACTCCGGCTTTATGCATACAATTTTTTGGTGTTAGACAACTAGATTCTATTAATGTGATTTTTCTATCTAATAAATCAATCAAAGATATGCAGTTTTTAGCATTAAATACCGTTATTTTATCTATGTTTGCTATAGTGAACCCTGATAATTCATATGCATTATTTTCATTTAATAAGTATTTTAATAAATCCAAATAAGTATAATTTGGATTTATTTCGGTTTTATATTCTTTTGGTGAATTTCCAAGCATTATTATAACAATAGTTATATTATTTTCCATTATATATTGTAATGTATACTATAATAATAAATCAATTTTATTTTATTAAAAAATAGGGACACGGGTTACAAATTCTTCCGCAATATACCCCAAACATGCAAACATGGCAAGTCGTCCATTTGACAACTCTACATTATACTTACGCTCCGTAATATTAGTTGGATTCAACTTAAACACATTACCAGGCTGATAATTCTCTTCAAGTTTAAAATAAGACTTTCCATCCAAAAATGGATTCTTCCATCCTGCACCCATTCGCGCAAATTCATACGCACCCACACCCATCCAAAAAGGAATCTGTTCCTCCCATTTCAAATCATAGAGCGCATCAATCGCCAACTTGTCTTGACATACATCCAATGCGACCAAACCTACAAAGGCTGACATCGCTACACGTCCATGCTGCAATTCCGCCTCACGAACATACTTAATCTCATCGTCAGACAAACTGGATGTTAACAACAATGGATCAAAATAATTTACTGGCTTCAAATCCCCAAAATAAGAAAAACTCTTTACTTCTGGCTTCATGGTTGGAATAAAACCTGATACAATCGGCAGCATAATAGAAATAAAACAACCTAGCTTCATCATAATACTATATGTATAGTTATCTCTTTAAACTGCTTTATCTTTACTATTAAGTATGTCTTGTTGAAATTGATTGTAATCATCTTTTTTATACCATAAGTCATCTATTTTATGCTTTTCCAAGTAGGATCTTGATGGAATCATTAATACGGTTATGTTTTCATTGAATTTTACTTTTGAATCTTTTTTTGACTCTGGTTGATAATGAGGATAAATTACTATAGAATTATGTCGCAATATTGCACTAGTTATAGTATAAGAACACATAAATGAAAAAAAACCACTTATACTACCATATAATATTAATTCTAATAGCATGTTATATATTTATACTTATTTCTTTAAATCAACATCAATCCGAGTGTTCCTATAAAAATAAGCGCAATACACAGTAATTGTTTTATATTTGGACGCTCTTTAAAATATAATACTCCTAATAAAAAAGTGCACAACAAACTCACTCCTTGCCACATTGCATTGACAATACTTAACATTCCATGCCTTAATGAAAATGCATACAGAATTGCAATCATAATATAAGATAGTATACCTATTACTATGTATGAATTTACTTCTACTTTTCCTGATGCCCATTTTTTAAATAATACATCTCCTATTAATTCCATCAATCCAATTATACTTACTAAAATTATTGCCACCATTTATATATATTAATATTTTATTTAATATATTCATCCATGGTATGAAAATTCATATAGGTAAATATCTTATCATGGTTTTGATTCAAATCATTCATGTAAGACATATATGTTTCAACACTAGGTATTTTTCCCTCAATTGCCGTAATAGCTGACAATTCGGATGATGCTAAAAATACATTCGCACCTTTACCCAATCGATTTGGAAAATTTCGAGTAGATGTTGATAATACATTTGCATTATCATTTACACGGGCCTGATTTCCCATACATAAAGAACATCCTGGCATCTCTATGTTTAATCCATGCTTCTTAAAAATATCATAATACCCCTCCGCTTTTAATTGCTTCTCATCCATCTTTGTAGGAGGCGCTACCCATAATGTTGTTTGTAAAGTTTCTTTATGCGATTTTAATAATTCTCCTGCTGCACGAAAATGACCGATATTTGTCATACAGCTTCCTATAAATACTTCATCTATTTTTTTATTTGCTACTTCAGAAAGCAATACCGCATCATCCGGGTCATTCGGCGCACATAAAATTGGCTCTTTAATATCATTTAAATCTATTTCTATTATTTCTTTATAATTCGCTCCTTCATCTGGTTCTAATAAAATTGGATTTTCTAACCATTTTTGCATTGAAATTATACGCCGAGTAATAGTTTTTTTATCACCATATCCATCTACTATCATATGATTCAATAAAGCTATGTTGGATTGTAAATATTCTATTACCGGCTCCTTATTTAATTGTATTGTACATCCTGCACTAGAACGTTCCGCACTTGCATCTGACAATTCAAATGCTTGTTCGCAAGTTAAATGTGGTAATCCTTGTATTTCCAATATATTTCCATTAAAAATATTTTTTTTGTTTTTTTTATCAATGGTTAATAATCCCTTTTTTTTAGCATAATAGGGTATAGAATGAACAATATCTCGAAGAGTTATTCCTGGTTGCATAGAACCAGTAAATTGAACTAATACAGATTCTGGCATATCTAATGGCATGATTCCAGTAGCCGCTGAAAAAGCAACCAATCCTGACCCCGCTGGAAATGAAATTCCCAAAGGAAAACGAGTGTGAGAATCTCCACCTGTTCCCAAAGTATCAGGCAATAACATACGATTTAACCAACTATGTATTATACCATCCCCTGGCTTTAAAGAAATTCCTCCTCGATTTCTTATAAAATCAGGTAATGTATTATGCGTAACTACATCTACCGGCTTTGGATAGGCGGCTGTATGACAAAAAGATTGCATTACTAAATCCGCCGAAAATCCTAAGCAAGCCAAATCCTTTAATTCATCACGAGTCATAGGACCAGTTGTATCTTGAGACCCTACACTCGTAACCAATGGCTCACAATAAGTTCCAGGTGAAATACCAGGTAAATTACAAGCCTTTCCTACCATTTTTTGCGCTAATGTATATTTTTTATCACTTTCTAATGATTCTGTTTGACTAATAAATATGTTGGGATAATTTACCTGTAAACTATTAGATGCCTTTTGAGTAAGCGCTTTACCAATAATAAGATTTATTCTTCCACCAGCTCTTACACTATCCAATAAATTATCTTTATTTAACTTCCATGAGCATAATACATTTTCACTATTTCTTTCCATGGTAACACCTTCATAAGGATATAAATCAATTTGTTGTCCCATATAAAAATTAGATACGTCCATTTCAATTGGCAATGCTCCACTATCTTCCATGGTACTAAAAAAAATAGGGGCAATCTTTGTTCCAAAACAATACCCAGATGTTTTTTTATTTGGAACATAAGGTATATCTTCTCCAAAATGCCATAAAATACTGTTTGTTGCACTTTTACGACTTGACCCTGTTCCAACTACATCTCCTACATAAGCAATAGACTCTTTTTTTTCTTTCAATAGCTCCATTTGATATAATGGACCGATTTCATAATCTTCATCTGGAATTATTCCATCACGAGGATTTTTTAACATAGAACGCGCATGTAATGGTATATCTGGTCTACTCCACGCGTCTTGTGCTGGAGACAAATCGTCTGTATTTGTTTCTCCGTTTACTTTAAATATTGTTAATGGAATTTTTTCCATTAACTTTGGTCTCTCTGTAAACCATTCAGCTTTTGCCCACGAATCTAATAGCTTATGAGCCCATGGATTACCCTTTTTATACAAATCTTCCACATTATTGTAATGATCAAATATTAATAAGGTTTTTGTTAATTGTTTATATGCATTGTAAGCTAAATCTTCATGATTCAGCATTTTTACCAATATATCCACATTATAACCGCCTTGCATAGTTCCTAACATATGTATTGCTTGATTTTTATCTAAAATATTACAATTTATTTGATCATTACATATTTTATTTAAAAAATTTGCTTTAATATAACTGGTTTCATCCACTCCAGGAGTAATTCGATTCCATAATTGATACAATAAAAAAGATTTATCTTTTTCATTTGAACATATATTTTTTTCCAATATTTCACATAAAGTATTTACTTCATTCACATTTAAGGGCAATGCAGGAATATTCATTTTATCACGAGTCATTTTTTGCTTTACAATAAGATTGCGAAATTGACTTATCATACTATAAATATGCATATTTTTTTAAGCGATTTGGACTAATTCTTTAATTTCCTCATTTGGATAAATATACGTAAAATCCGGCTGGTCCTCTTCTCCATCCTTAAGCAATGTATGATTTCCTGTGTTGACGCATAAATCATATACATTAAAATTCGTTTTCAAATCAAATTCATTTGTTCGTGTTGAAAAGTTAATACTTATACTTCCTTCATCACCAGATATAATGCGATGAAATATTCCTGCTGGCCATACAATCATCGCCGGACCATCATAATACAATTTATTATTTTTATATACCTTATCAGGAGTTATGACAAATGATGCCTTTGTTTTAACTTTTGGGTCATAAATATCCACATAACGGGTTCCTTGCACTACCATCAAATTATCATCTTGCCCTGGATGCATATACCATGGTCTCTTAACCGGAGGAGTGCAATCTTCCACGGGTCCAGGTGAAATACTATTTGGTGAATGAATGACTCTATCAATCCCATCAATCACTGGAATATCAGAAGGCACCATTTCATCGAACTTTACACCAGCAGTGCGACGGAGAACACGCATTGGAATTAGACGATACATGATTTATCTTATCTTATAATGTTTATATTATTTCAATTATATTTGAAATAAGATAAACTCAAAACCATAGTTCAATATGGATAATCTAAATCTTACCAGATTTTCATGCGGAATGATTGGAGGTTTATTCGCATCTTTCATTTATGGTATACCTATTTTATATTTAACGATGATACACAGTATTTTAGCTGGAATGATATCATTTGTTTATATGTATAATACACCATTTAATTTTCAAGAATCTCTTTTAAATGGGTTTGGTATAGGATTTATATTTGTAATTCTATGTTATATTATAATTCTTTCCATTGGAATACTAACGACTACGTATACGCATTTTTCGACGCTTGCGCTGTAAACGACGAATACGCTTCTTCTTCCATTTCCAACGAAAACATGATTTTGCCTTCTTATATCTACAACCACCTCCCTTTATTTCATATAATAAACGAAATATATTATCATCTAAATCGTCTAATATATAATCATCTTCTAATAATATATCATTGTGATATAATTGCTGATACTCGTTTGGAACATATAAAGCATTTTGTATAATATGTTTTAATGCTAAAATATTAATAGATTCATTTACTTCTAATGGAACAGTCAATTCACCAGGTGTTATTAATAATATAATTGGCATATAGTATTAATATACTTATATTTAAATATAAATGCAATATTTTTTAAATTAACTTATCCCAATATGGTATATTTGTAATAAAATTAAACTCACCACTATTTTTATTTAATTCTCCGCCATCAATTCTTACTATTTCACCATTTATATAATTTGCTTTATTACTTGTCAAATACATGGCTAAATGCGATATTTCAGTTGGTGTGCACATTCTTCCTGATGGATTCGTATAATTATTTATATGTTTAAATAACTTAAATGGGTCTAATTTTTCAACACCACCCGTATTATTAATTGGTCCTGGTGCTATGCCTACAAATCGTATTCCATATTTTCCCCATTCTACCGTTAATGACTTCATTAATGCATCTGTTCCAGCTTTTGCCGCAGCCGACGGAGCTACAAGAGCTGAACCACTATTTGTATAATTTGTAGTAATATTTAAAAAAATTCCCTTTTTTTGTTCTTTTATAAATTGCTTTCCAAAGACATGGGTTGTATTAAAATTACCATTTAATACAATATCTATAATGCGATTCCATCCATTTGCCGATAATTTATGAAACGGACAAAGAAAATTTCCTGCCGCATTATTTATAATGATGTCTGGTGAAATCTTTTTTTCTAATAATTTTTTTTGAACGTTTAATACATCATTGTATTTTGATATATCCAATGAATAATACATATGATTTACATCACACAAATGATGCAATCTTGTATTTATTTTTTTCATTTTATGATTATTTCGAGACAAATTTATTATGCGCCCCCCTTCTCTAGCATACTGGAATGCCATATTTTTTCCTAGACCGGAACTTGCCCCTGTAATTAAAATCGTTTTACCCTTATACATTAATATAATTAACATATTTATCTTTAATTCTTATATTCTCCTACATTTATAACTTTGTCTCTAAGCTGATAATATTCTTCACTATTTTTATCCAACAGATTAACATTATGTAAATCTTCTAGGATTGTTCCATCAGTCACTATATTCTTTCTGATTTCATTCATTATATTTTCATTGTTCATAACTTCATCAAACATTTCTCGCTCATCATCATAAGTTAATGCGATTGGTGTTCGTTTCATATGTTTTAATACGTATCTTTCCAAACCCAAATTATCAATCACCTTATTTATTTTTACTTGATTTTCATAAAGTAACCGCTTTATGACATAATCATGCAGTTTAGAACTCGCATTATAATGTGCATGATAATACTTTACACCAACCGCTAAATATAAATTACTAAATATATCTGCCATATCACCAGAAATCATTTGTTCTTTTTTAAGAGCACCTCCTTTTAATGCTACAAAATTCGTTAAGTTTGCAAAATCAACTATTTGTTGCCCCAAATGCACTGATTGTAATGAAAAAGATTTTATATATAATGAAATAGAATGTTTAATAATTTTTTTAAAATTATCCTTAAATTGCTCCTTATTGTTTGTAAGTAATGCATCCACAATAGGATAAATAAATGGATGACTTTTATTTAATCCTTGACCAAATATGATTAAATTACGAGTTAATGTATTAGACCCTTCTACAGTAATACCAATTGGTGCACTTCTATAAAAAGGCTCCAAAAAATTATTATATCCAATACAAATACTAGACCCCGCATGAATATCCATTGCTTCATTTAATACAATCCTTCCTCTATCAGTGGTTTGTTGCTTCATAATTGCACTTAATACCGCGGGAGAATTTCCATTATCTAATATATCATTTGTTAACTCAATCGATGACTGTATTAGCCATGTATTGTATACGATTGTATTCATTTTTTCCTGTATCGCTTCCATGCTTGAAAGAGGAATATTAAATTGCTCTCTCACCTTTATATAATTATATATACCAAATGTAGCTACTTTACTACTTGCATTTGCGGTTGCTGGTAAACTAATACCCCTTCCGGCGGATAAACATTCCATTAACATTTTCCACCCTTGTCCAATATTTTCTTGACCACCAATGATTTGATCTACATCAATGATAAATTCACCTTTTATCGTTCCATTTGGAAATCCAGCATTTAAAGGATTATGATGCGTTTTTTGAATTAACCCATGATGGTCTCTTTCTACTAAGGCAACAGTTACTCCAGATTTTCCTAATAAATTATCCGGATCCTCTAACTCAAATGCAATACCCATTAGATTTGCAACAGGAGCTAAAGTAATATACCGCTTGTTTAAATTCACTTTAATTTTTAGTTCATTTTTTGTGTTTAAAAATAAAGTTCCTTTATCAATAGAACCTGTTGCATCAGAACCATTGTAAGGTCCGGTTAAACCAAAACAAGGTATTAAATCACCGTTCGCCAATTTAGGTAAAAAATATTCTTTTTGCTCGGATGTTCCATAATGGGTTAATAATTCACCAGGTCCTAATGAGTTTGGAACCATAGTCGCAACGCCCAATGCAGGACTAACACTAGCGACCTTTGTCAATACACTGGATAATTCATTAACACTTAGTTTTATACCACCATAGTCTTCCGATATTAAAAAACTAAAAAATTTATTTTTTGCGAGATAATGTATCCATTTATTATTATTTTTATTTGGATAAATTACACTATTATCATATTGTTTGAATAAATCTTCTAATTTTTCTGGTGGGAATTTTTGTTTTTGACATACTTTTTCTGGCAAAGTGACAGAACCTTCCAAAATTTGTCTATCGATACATGTATTACCACTACGTAATGCAATTAACTCTCCAGGAGATATTTTTGGTATTTTATTTTTAAAATAACGAAAGAATGCACTATACATAATATATTATTTATAATATAATCTTTAATTCACAACTTTTATTATTATAATTGCGGCTCAAGAGATATATCAGATACATGTGATGTTTGTGATATCTGGATGGGAATTTGAGGAGACCAAGATAGTGCTTGTAAAAATTCTAAGTCTATATATTTATAAGTCCACATTTCATATTTAATATTACTATATAATGTTTCTATTGTACATTGCTCTATAAAACATAATGATGAAACATAAAAGTTATGTAACTTTATTTCGCTCCATTTTGAAATATCCCATTGATTTGATATACGCAATATATTTACTTTGTATTTTTTAAAAGAATTTCCAGAACCATATTCAGTTATTCCTCTTATATATCCAAATTTCATTGCAATATGTTTTGTCATAAAAATACCCAAACACATTTCTTCTATAATTAATAAATACATGTTAGGATTGTGCATATAATGTAAAATTTGTATATATTCGTAATTATTATAATCTGGATATACAAATTTATTAATTCCTAGTTGTTTTTTAATATTAAAAGTCTCTTTAATCATATTGTTTGTTGTAATATTTTTCAATTCTAAAGTCATTTGTATAGTAACACTTTTATTTAAAATGCTTCAATTTTATCTTTTATATACATTAAAACGAGAACAATCATTACATATAGGTTGATTTTTTCTTACATAATTTTTACAATATTTATCCACACAGCATTGTTTTTTACAAATATAACATTTATACATAATGGGATTATTTGGTAATAAAATACATGAATCACATTTTCCTCTATAATTCTTTATAAATTGTATTATATCTTCTGAAATAGTATCCATTATATTATATAATATAAAATTGAATCATTTTATAACATATTAATTTATATAAATCTATGAACAGTTTGTATCGAGAGATTGAAATGGAGTGGTTGATAGAACTTATTCCATATTTATCTTATAAAAATGAATGGATTTATTTATACAAAATATGGACTAAAAATGAATATAATAATGAAATAAATTTTCATATATTTAAAGTTTGGAGAAATATTATAGTAGCAAAAGAAAAAAACATATTTTTCAGAAAAAAATGTATTATAAAAAAATGTAAAAACTTAGATAAGGAAACTATTTATTATTTACTTTCAAAAATAAATTATGATTGATTAAATATTAAATTGAAATATAATAAACATTTTTTTTCATTGTAAATCATGTCAACCACTCAATTTGATCAGTCCAAATTGAGTAAAGCCGAATGGCAAAGCACAGAAATACCAGCTACACTAGATGAAATGACCATTTATAATTTAATCAAGCAAGGATTTCACGATGTAAATATATGTCATAATGATACAATGTGTATATTTGATTTCTTAAAAACAGAAAATAATCAACAAATGAATACATATATATATGAAACCTTTATTTTACCTAATTTACAGAAATTATACAAAAAATATAATGTAGACCTACCTATTTATTCCAAACAAAATATAAAAAATATAAAAAAAGCAGATAAAATCAGAATAGAAAATTCACAAGACAAGGTCAATACAATGAAAGAAAGTATTCTTGAATTTGTATTAATAGAATTTATCGAAAAAATGATAAAATATAAAAATCAAAACAAATCTAAATGGTTAAAAATGTATTACACCTTATCTATACTTACAAGTTATGAATTTAAAAATATAAATCAAATCTTTTTACAATGGACTCTATGTATACTAGATAAGTATCAACCAGAAAATACACGAAATTTATATGATTCATTCTTGGGAAATATCCAAGATAATATAGAGACGAATAAAGCTCTATTAAAATATAAAAATATTGAACTTTACCAACATCAAAAACAGTTGTTTTCTATCTTTAATCAGGAAGATTCATATTGCGAATCTAAATTAGTATTTTATACTGCTCCTACAGGAACGGGTAAAACCCTATCCCCCATTGGATTATCAGAAAAATATAAAATTATATTTATTTGTGCAGCTAGACATGTTGGATTGTCTCTTGCAAAAGTTGCGGTAAATGTTGGTAAAAAAATAGCTTTTGCATTTGGTTGTAATCAAATGGAGGATATTCGATTGCATTATTTTGCAGTAAAAGAATATGATATTTTAAAAAATGGTCGAAAAAAACCAAATAATATGATAGGAGACAATGTAGAAATTATGATATGTGATGTAGCCTCGTATGAAATAGCAATGTTATATATGAAAGCATTTCATCCATTAGATAAAATGATTTTATATTGGGATGAGCCAACTATTTCGCTTGATTATGATTCACATCCATTACATCAAATAATAAAACACAATTGGACTATTAATATTATACCTAATATTGTATTATCTTCAGCTACTTTACCAAAACAAAGCGATATTCCTGACACAATTATCAGTTTTAGATGTAAATTTAATAATCCACAAAATTATACAATTAATACATGTGATTATTTTAAAACCATTTGTGTATTATCAAAGGAGGGTGATATTGCCACACCTCATACACTTTTTGAAAGGTATGAAGATGCATACAATAGTGCAATTCATTTACAAAATAATAATACTTTATTGAGATATTTAGATTTATCTCAATGTGCATCTTTTATACAATTTGTATCTAAGCAAGTAACCAAACAAAGTCATTTCCTTTTAGAAAATTATTTCACTCATTTAAAAGAAGTAACTATAGTAAGTATTAAAGAATATTATTTACAACTATTAAAATCTATTCCTAGTGAATTATGGCCGCTTATATACAATCATTTTAGTTCTATACCAAAAATACAATGTGATGTAAATATTGCAACAGAATCGGCCTATACGTTGACGTATGGACCTACTATATTTATATCAAATGATATAACAACTTTGGCAAAATATTATATTAAAACCTCTAAAATACCTGATTCGGTAATGAAAACTATTGGAGAAAATCTAGCATTTAATCAAAATGTAATAAATACAATAGAAAAGAAAGAAAAAGATTTGGAAGATGGCCTTAGTAAAGATTTAGATAATGAAAAAAAAATATCAAATAATCGAATTTCACCGGAATTAAAAAATATACAAAAAGAAATAAGTACCTTGAAAAAATCACTTAAATCTATTATGCTAAATGATAGATATATACCAAATCGAGCGTCTCATTTTGAACATTGGGGGCCTGATACAGTTGATTTTATCAAATCAAATGTATTTACATGCTCTATGGATGAAGAGATGGTTGAGAAAATAATGCTTTTAGAACATGTAAAACCATTATGGAAACTATTGTTATTAATGGGTATTGGGGCATTAAAATTAGACAATGATTCATCTTATAATGAAATCATGAAAACATTAGCTCAAAATCAACAATTGTATTTAATTATTGCGTCGAGTGATTATATTTATGGAACCAATTATCAATTTTGTCACAGTTATATTGGAAATGATTTAAGTAATATGTCACAGGAAAAACTGATTCAGAGTTTAGGTAGAGTTGGTAGAAAAAACATTCAATATAATTATACAATTCGTTTTAGAAATAATACTATATTACATAAATTATTTCTTCCAGATGAAATACATCCCGAAATTAATAATATGAATGTATTATTTGCTTAGAGCTCTAGGAGAAAAAGATATACCACATCCACAAGATGAAGCGATTGTTTTATCTGGTGTAAATACAAACCTACTTTCATATATATTTTTTTCTAAATCTTCATGCACATAATCTATTGTAGTTCCTAGCAAATACATTTCTGATTGTGGATCTACGATTAAATCCACATTACAATGATTTAACATAGTAGGCTTTATTTTTAAAGATGAATAAAAATTCACATCTTCTATCGTGATAGGTTTTAGACGATAATTAAAACCATTACATCCACCACTATCTACATAAAATAAAAAAGGCATAGGACTATTAGATTGCTTTACAATAGAAGACATTTTCGACCAAGCGGCTTCAGTTACACATATGGATGTTTTTGCTACCAAATTAAGTTTTGATAGACTGTGAATCATTTATATATAAAATATATTTTATTATATATGTTTTAATCTATTTTTGATATTAATACTCTCATCCATGATACACTTGTATGAATTGGATTTAAAAATCTACTAATATAAAGTGCACACCATGCCATAAATAATGTAATACCTGCTTTATAATTTATAATTAAAAATAAAATAACAAATAGTCCAAACAATATAAAAAAGGTTTGCAATTTAGTATTTAATATTTCATATTTTTTTTTTAACGCAAGCCCTCTTTCAAAATCATGACATGAAAATTGATAAAATACATCACCATCTTTTCCAGCAGGTTCAAAATAATAATCGTGAAATAAAATATCATCTTTAAATATATAATTATTTACTGGTTGAGGTAATATATATAAAATAGGTAATTTAGAAAAGCATTTAAAACTATAAAATGGTTTAAATAAATATTCTTTTTTATAGTTCCATTCATTATTATTATATAAATGATTAATATTTACAATAAGTTCTCTATTATTTGTAGATAAAATATAATTACCTCCTCTAGATAATCTTAGACCTACTTCTATAATAATATCGCCTCTATATTGAACATTTACCACTCCCGTATAAGATTTAAAATATCGATTTACCCAATCAACTATTTTTTTAGGAGCTTTTGTATAAGGACTTATATATTTATAATCATCTGTAAATCCATTTTGTTTATCAGAATATTTATATGTTAATTGATATACTATATTACCATTTACAAATACAAAATCAGTCATTCCTTCAGTGCTAGGTAAAAATTCTGACCACATCATATTTTTTAAATGAGTATAGTTTTTTAGCTCTTTGTTTGATTTTATTTTATAACAATGCTTAGATGATGCTGTTTTGTGACCATATTTTGGCTTAATAAAAATAGGATATTCAACTTCATTGCTATTTAATAAATCTAGATTCCCGCATTTTATATGTTGAGAGTTAGCAACCCATAATTTATCATATACATGTTGATAATGTGTATTTTCTAAATAAGCCTTCATATCATAAACTGGAAGTTTAGATGTAAATGTATATTGAAAGTTATCATATTTTTGATCTTTTAATGCAAATATATTTGACCATGGTCTCTCTAGATGAATCAGTGCGTATTTAAACAATTCCTCGAAAAAAGATACTTCTTCATAATTTTCTATTTCATTTGTTTTAGGCTCTTTTATATATTTGTTCGACATATATACTAATTCTAAAATTTTTTTCTTTATCTATATTATATGGATCTCGGTAATCAGCTTAAGAATCTTCTCCAAACTGGTGGACGTCGCCGCCGCCGTCGCCGCTCAACTCGTCGTAAACGACTTGGTAAAAAGTGCACACAAAAATGCCGCAAGGTATGTGGACTCCCTAAACGTCGCCGCCGCCGTTCACGCCGTAGACATTAAATTCTATAAATTATAAATATATGTTAGATATTTTACTATATATTAATAATTTTTTCCTGAACCATGATCAGCATCATAATAAAAACATGAATCATAAACATATACTAAATCGGTATGGACTAATGCACGCAACCAACAATCATAATCTTCTTTTGCATTTGGTTTAAGTTTCATATTATTTATTTTAGTTAATAATTCTTTTTCCATAACAACACTGCTTGTAATTACACAATTATGTATTTTTAAAAATGCCAGATTCCATATTTTTGGAAATCCATTATTTAATGCATCACTCTTATTTTTTCGATAATGATTTCTTAAATCATTATAATGTTTTTCTGCATTAAAAAGCGGATATTTTTTATTCGGATTATATACACCATGACCATGTAATCCATCCGTAGAAGACATTGCGCATCCAGATTCTTTCATGGCATTTATTTGTAATTCTAATTTTTTTGGAAACCATATATCATCATCATCGCAAAATGCAATGTATTTACCATTAGAGGCCTCTATGCCCTTATTTCTAACATACGCTCCACATGGAAAACCTACTATTTTTCTAGTATTTTGTTCTAAATGTATCATTTGAACACCTTCTTTTTCCCAATCATGTGTATAATATTCTCCTTGTGACGATTTATCATTCACAACTATAATTTCTATATTTTTATAGGTTTGATTTTTTATAGAATGAATTGCATTTAATACAAAAGTATATCGATTATAGGTAGGTATAACTACACTAATTAGTTCAGTCATTTATTTAAATATATTATAGTTTCTTAAACTAAAATTATAATATATTATTTAATAAAAAGTATTTACTTAGTTGGAGTATGCAAGACCACCCATACCACTCATGATGCGGAGAACGTTGTAGTTAACCGCGTATACACGAACCTTGGCCGTATTGGTCGATTCAACCGTCGCGTTCGAAAGAACAAGCTGGAGAGTAGCGTTATCAATACGACTCATGTTGCATGTGCCACTAGGCTGGTGTTCTTCAGGTCGGAGAGCAAACGAGTAAAGGTTGATACCGGTGTCTGGGTGACGAGTGTGATGCTGCCAAGGCTGGACAACATCGAAGTATGAGCCTTCACGCTCACTGAATCGGTCCTGTCCATTAAGCTGAAGCTTGGCAGTAACAACTGGATTTTCTCCCCAGCAGTGCATGTCAAGCGATGTTTCGGAAAGAACAAATGTTCCCGCATCCGAAACACTTGAACCATTCATGGGCTGGACTCCAGCAGGATTGGCGCCAAATCCACGTTGGGTTGGGTCAGTCACACCAGTTTGAGCGGTATACCAATTGTCAGACACATCACCTCCTCCACTCGTGACATCGACAGCACCAGGAGACTGGAAGAGATCGTCATTAATGAACGCAGTTGTGTTTTCAGCAACCGACTGAGGACCACCGAATGCCATTACCGAGTTAGGAAGAGCATCAATGGCATCAGTGTAGTTGAATGGCTGAGCACCAAGAGCCGAGAAAAGAGTTTCACCTTGTTCAAGCGAAGCACAGTAATCAACATTAGCATCAGGCTGAACAACCCAGATAAGCTCCTTAACTGGATGGTTGAAGTTAAGCTTAATCTTGTTCGACGACGAACCAACCGATTCATCACCAGTGAACTGAAGCTGTTCAATGAGATATTCATGAGGATTTTGCGCCATACGACGACGTTCATCAGTGTCGAGGTAGATGTAATCAACATAAAGCGACGCAGCTACAAGCGACTGAGCATAGCAGTTGGTCGATTTTACACTTCCAGTAGAACCACTCGTTCCACCAAGACTATAAACAGCCCAGAGGCACTCATCAAGAGAACGTAAATCAAGATTAATCTTGACTTCGTGGTATTGAAGAGCAATCAATGGGAGCGCAAGTCCAGGATTGCGGTTGAACCAGAACTGAAGAGGAATGTAAAGAGTGGTTTCAGGAAGAGCATTACGAGGAGCACATACCTGACGAGGAGCGTTGGAATCACAAGGACCATCAACATCCGCGAATTTAGGATCAGTTACAAAGGTTAACTGAGTGGTGTTACCAAGCATCTTAGCTAAGCCAGCCGCTTGGTCCGCAGGGGTGGTGAGCTGATTCCAGATGTGCATCCAGTCACCATATTGACGGTCAATACGCTGGCCACCAATTTCAACTTCAACCTGCTGAATTAACTGCTCTCCAGGATTATCGAGCCAGCGAGCATAAACAGCTTGTCCAGACGCCGCAAGATCCTGGCCAATCTGTGGCAATGTTACCTGTAAGTATGTGCGGTAAGCTAAGTCACCATTGCGACTAATTGTGCATGTTACACGACGGCCGAAATCTGCCTGTCCGTTGAAAGTCTGTTCAATCGATTCCATCGCAAAGTTAGTGTAACGACGGTAGGTTACCTTCCAGAATGTAATCTGGGGATTACCAGTAAGATAAACGTCTTGTGCGCCATAAGCTACGAGTTGTATAAGGCCTCCTCCCATATTATAATATGCCTAAAGAAAAAAAAATTTCTTATTTTAATTTATTAAATTATCTAATTTAAAATTTTTTTCTAAAAATGTTTTCAAATAGGTATCAACTATAATTTCTTTTGATTTATTATGCGGTTTAGTAAATATATATGAATCTTTCTTTTTACGAATAGTCCACCCATCTTCTAAAGAATTAAAAATAAATGCCATTTTTTGAAATAAAACAGCATCTAATTTAATTTGTTTTAAATTAAGAATATTATCCATTAATTATTAACTAGAAAACAAATAAGATTTTTTAACTATTAAATATTAATATTTATATATTTATATAATCATGTCACAACATTTTAAAAACAAAAGGTCAGATATTACAGTTGATTCTGTTCATAATGATTTTCTAAACACATTCAATAATAATGATAAAAATGTTTTACCTAAACTTGAAAATGACTTAATTTTGCTAAAGCAGAAAAAATTATCAAATATTGATGAAATTTTGGATAATAAAGATAAAATAAAAGTATTAACAAAAAAAATATCTAAATTAAAGAAAATAAAAAAAGATTATTTTCTAAATAATTCTAAATATTTATTTGAATATTTTGAAAACAAACAAGAAATTAATAAAAATACAAATAAAAAAACATTGTCAAATTTTTTTACTAATTCTAATGTTGAAACAAATACCAAAAAAACACAAAGCGTTATTGATAAATACTTAAAAAATGTAAATTCAAAACATATAAATTTAAGTAATTATATTACAGATATTGATATATGCAAATCCTGTAATAAAGGCGAACTTATTCCAGTAAGCCATGAAGGTATATTAATATGCAATCATTGCAGCAAAAATTATAGATTTTTAATTGATAATGAAAAACCATCGTATAAAGAACCACCTAAAGAAGTATGTTTTTATGCATACAAAAGAATTAATCATTTTAGAGAAATTTTAGCTCAGTTTCAAGCAAAAGAAACTACAGATATACCTGAATATATTATTGAAAAAATGAAACAACAAATTAAAAAAGAAAGAATCGACTTAACCCAAATGACAAATAAAAAAACAAAAGATATTTTAAAAAAATTAGGATATAATAAATATTATGAGCATATTCCATTTATTAAAGACAAATTAGGTATAAAACCACCCGTAATGACACCTAATTTAGAAGAAACCTTATGTAATTTATTTATGGATATTCAAGCCCCTTATGCTAAATATTGTCCCAGAGAACGAGTTAATTTTTTAAACTATTATTATACCGTATATAAATTATGTGAATTATTAAATCAAACCGACTTTTTACCATATTTTCCCATGCTAAAAGATAGAGAAAAAAGGATTGAACAAGATGTTATATGGAAAAAAATATGTAATGATTTAGGATGGGAATTTATACCAACAGTTTAATAAAATATAATAACGAATGATTTTAGTCATTCATTATTATAAACTAACTATTTACTTAAAGTCCTGCAGGAAATCCAACTAAATTTGCACCAATACCAAATCCTGCACCAGTTCTCGCGGAAACCGCTAAACTAGGAACATACGTATCTAATATACTAAATGTTGCCGCTGCTGTTAATGCAATTAATCCAATTTCATCTAATTTAAGAGATACTTTTGGAATTGCAAAAGCAGCAATCGCTACCATTAAACCTTCTACTAAGTATTTGATAATACGCTTGACAATTTCTTGAACGTCTAAATTCATCATTATAATATTTGTAAAGAAAAAAATTTACTATATAAAGAATTTTTATTTAATTACTCTATAATGAATAATACTAAAGATATGGTAGATTTATTAGACGAAGATAAGCCAATTGCCGAACAAAAGTTTGCTTGTTTATCATTTGTTTCTCCAGAAAAGATTTTGAAACAAAAAGACCAGTTTTTATTTGAAAAATTTGTCCAAAATTATGATTTTGCTAAATCTATGGAAAAATTCAATCAATTCTTACAATTTATTATTTTTAAATATAATTTAAATTCCGATGAAATTACAAAGGATTTTAAGGAATTTTCAGAAGAAGAAAAACAAAATTTAACCTATGATGTAAGTGATAATTATAAAACATTTTTAGATAATCATGAAGAACGGTTTACACAAGTATTTCAAGAAAAACATCAGTTTCAAACAAATACTCGAGGTATTAAAATACGAGGTGTATTTCCAACACAGCAAGAAGCTGAATTACGTTGCAAAATGTTGCGCAATGTAGATCCTAATCATGATGTATATGTTGGACCAGTTGGATTATGGTTACCATTTGACCCGGATGCTTATAAAACGGGTAAAGTTGAATATTTAGAAAAAGAATTGAATGAATTAATGCATGAAAAAACCAAAAATGAAATATATGCAAAAGAAAAATTTGAACAGCGGGTAAAAGAAAGTAAATTGGCCGCGATAGAAGATAATATTAAAAAGGCCAAAGAAAATAATACTACATTGACTCAATCTATTAATGAAAAGGGGGAATTAATTAATGTAAAAAATATGAATACACAAGAAGATAAGGTATTGGGTGCAAATGCTACTGGAGCAGAAATTCGAAAAGAATTATTTGAAGGAGATAATATAGTAATGGATAAAAATAGTGACCATGGACTAACAGAATTAATTGAAAAATATAATAAAGAAGAATCATCTCCACCTTCAGAAAACAATGATTTAGAATCATCAGAATAATTGAAATAAAATTAATGTATTTATAATATACATAATGGATACACCCGGTTCACAAGAACCTAAAAAAACACCTTCTAATAAAAAAAAAACTAAATGTGAATTTTGTAAAAAAAAAACATTAATTTTAGTTACATGCAAATGTGGGTTAAATACATGCATTGCTCATAAAGACCCTGAAACACACTGCTGTGCATATAATTTTAAACTAGATCTTCAAATAGGAGTTAAATGTGAACCAAGTAAAATAATAAAAATAAATGAATAATATATGAATACATTTATTCAAGCTGGTATTGCTGGTGTATTTATTGTAATTATTTGGAATATGATGAGATATTTTTTGGAATCAATATATATTAATAGACTTACAAATGATTATATTGTATTTACAACTGGGCATGGATTAAATATCATATTGTTTATTTTTACTTTTCTTTTATTTTTAATTTTAAAACAAGTAGGATTTATAGAATTTATTAGAGAACATTTTTAAAATAATATTATCTTTATTATACATATATGATAAAGATAATAGTAACAGCATTTATAAATACAAAAATAACAAACATTACAAATATAATTCATGGATTTTTTTACATGGATGAACCAATTTATTTTCCATTAGATAAATATATTCATTCAAAAATGATTGTTAAAACATATGACACAAATATTGAACAAATGGAACAAATGTATAAACAGTATAATCTATTTTTTATAGGATGTGAAACAAATCGAAAATATATTAAAAAATATTATAGTAAAAAAAATTTCATAAGTATTAAAACATTAGATTTAAACTTGAACTCAAAAGATGGGATTGAAGAAGTATATCACTTGGTCAAAAAAATATTACCCGATGAATTATTTACACAAGATAAAAATACTATGATACATAATGCATATATGAGAATAAAGAGTATGAATGATGAAAAAAATAAAATTTTCTATCACATTGATAATCATGAAACAAAAAAAAATACTATATTATTTATTATTTATAATACCAGCCCCATGCATAAATATATATGTAATATATTATTTTCTATTCTTTTAAAAGAATTTTCACTTCAGAAAACCGTATTTACAGAAAAGAAATCAAATATTTTAATTATACATAAAGATGATTTACAAGATTGGATAAAAAACAATAGTATACATAATATTAATGTTATGCATTGTGAAAAAGAATCCTTTACTATGAATTATGAAATTATGATAAAAAACCATGAAGATATATTTTCACCATTATTAAAACAAATTTCATATATGAAATATCATTATAATCCAATCATACCATATGCAAGATATGATTCAAGAATTAAACTAGATAATATAGATTTAATTTTGTGCTCCATGTATAATAGTGGTGAATATGAAATGATTTCATATTTTGAACAAAATAATTATAATGTAAAATCTATATCCTATAAGGATTGTTTATTACACTATCCAATAGTATTGAAAACAAATATACCAGTTGTATATTGTTATAGAAATATTAAAAAAGCATTTACACAATGCGAATTGTCTCCAAATTATAAAGATTATATTAAAAATACATGTAATAACTATAATGTTAGTTCTTGTGATAAATATACTTTGTTATTAGCTATGGTAAAACAATTTGAAAATATAACTCAAACCAAAAACGTATTTTTTTTAAAAACAGATTCATTTAATGAATCTACTCATAATTCATTATGTATTTATTTAAATAAAAAACTTTCTCCTTTTCCTACACTAAACTTATCAAATGTAATTAAACCCTTTTCTTATTTTTCAAAACTAAGTAAAGAATTAGATTACATTAATGATTTTTCTATTGATATAAATTATACAGAGTTTATAGATTATAATGATGTAGATTTAAATAAAACAACCATCGCTAATGCAAAATATTTATTATTAATTAAAAATTTTGAAAAAGTATTAAAATCTAATGATGTAGATTTGATAAAAGATGCAATATATGAAGCTGATTCTGAAAATGTATTGGATAAAAAATATATAAAGTTAGGTAATAAACTACTTACTGAATTAGCAGAAAAAGACTTTATGAAAGAAATAAGTAAGAATAATATAAACTCTATTATGAATGCAATTGAAAAAGCAGAAATAAATGAAAATATTTCAGAACATTTAATTATTCAAGCTAAAAAAAATCTGCAACATTTAATTCAAGTAAATTTAAATAATGCTATGAATAGTAATAACACAGAAGCATTAGAAATGGCTATAGAATTAGCTGAAAAGAATGAACAAACAATTATACAAAATACAAATAATACGCTTTTGAACGAAAAACAACTAGCAAACGCGAAAGAGAAAATATTAATTGAAAATTTTAAAAAAGATATGTTAAGTAAAAATATATCTATTATTGAATCATCCATAAATAATGCAAAACATGAAGGTATAATACCAACAAAATATATAGAAAAAGGATTTGAAATATTAAATAAATTACATAATGAACAATTTATAATGATTCTTCGAAGTAATAATATACATAATATAAAAACTGCATTAATAGAATCAAAAGAAAAACAAAATGTTAGACCAGATTTATTAAAAAAAGCTGAACATATTTTATCAAATCATTTAATTAACAGTATAAATAATTCAATTAAAACCACAAATCTAAATGAAATAAATAATCTGTTAGAAAACTACAAAGATAGTGAACCTGTAAAAAATGCAAAAAAACAATTACAAAATGAATTATTTAAAAAAATAATTCAATCTGGAGACATATCTAAAATTAAAAAAATTATTGAAAATCAACATGATATAGATGTTATTATATTAAATAATGCTAAACATACATTACAAAAAAAACTAACACTTTTATTACAAAAAGGAATAAAAGAATCAAATATAAATACATTAAAATATATCTTAGATAATAAAGATTATTTACAAGAAGCTATTATTGAAAAAGCAAATAATATATATAATATTTTATTAAAATCTCACCTAAATATAATATTTAAAACCAATAAAATCATTGAAATACCTCATAACAAATCGTTTATTCATAGCACACATTCAAATACAATAAATATAATACAATATATTAAAAATATACTTAAAACAAATAATATTAAAACAATTCTTACTCTTTTAACGAATGATGATATTCCAGAAATATTTACGGAGAAAATAAAATATTTACTAACTCAACTTAGCACCTATGAATTTAATAAACAAGCAAGTATAAATGATATAAATAGATTAAATCTATTGTTAGAATCAGTGTTAAATAATGAATATGTAGAGCAAGATGCAATAAATAATATAAAAAAAAAAATAGAAAATCTAACTATAAAAGAAAATAATATGTCTAATAAACCAGTTAGAGTTAAAAAGCCAAATGTAATGTTTAAACTATTTTAATTACCATTTTGATTTTTTTACATTTATTTTTTGTGTATTTTTTTTACGAGCAGCTCCTGGGTCATACATTTCCTCTTCATCGTCTGATTGAATATCCTTTGAAATTTCCCAAAATTCTCTCGAGCCCAATTTAAAATTCTTATGAGATTCAGCTTTATACCAAAATATCTGATCCTTTAACTTATTTGATTTTACATTATTATCAATTACTAAACATTCAAAGTTTTCGGTGCATTGGTCCATCACTTGACAAAATGATTCAAATGTTGGAAACATTCCCGCATAATTTTCATATATACGCTTACGATTTGCTATATAGGGTTCACGTAAAATAAAAACATAATCTATGTTTGTTCTTAAATTTGGGGGAATACCTAAGGGATATTGCATTGTAATTACCATCATAATCTTCCAATGACGACCATTCATAAATAATAATCGCATCATCTTATCTTTTGTCCATGATGCATCAAATAAACAATCATCTAATATAACAAAAGCTCTAGGGTCAATGGTAGATTTTTTATATGTTTGTATTTCTTTACCTACTTGTTTAATAACCGCCCTTTGACGTTTTAATATATTTTCTATAATTGCTGTATTATATTCTTCATGTATAAATAACTTTGGAACATGTTGACTATAAAATCCATTTCCTGCCTCTGTTCCAGATATAACAGTTCCTATTGGTATATCTTGATGATAATATAATAAATCCCTTACTAAAAAACTCTTTCCAGTATCACGTCTACCAATTAATACAATCACGGGGCCTTTATTTTCATCCGGTTTAAATGATATTTTTCTCATGTCAAACCTTTTTAAATCAAGAGTCATAATAATATTTTAGAAAATAATACATATATATTTACGTATTTTAGTTTAAATAGAAATATTGTTTAGTAATATAATTATGAATTTAACTTTTAATAATAATTGTAATGATGAATTATTTAATAGTTTTTCCACGTGTTCAGAGGGAAGTATTTATGATTGTCAAAATTATATTCCACTATATCAATCTGTATATAATAATGAAGAAACACATCTAAATGATTCACATCATTTAAATACATCAACTCAAATTAAATGTTTACATGAAAATATAAGCTATAATATTTATAATTGTGAGCTGTTAGATAATGATAATAATGTTAAAAAAGATGAAATATTTTTTAAATTTTGCCCCATTATTGACCCTATAAAATATATGTTAGGTAAATATGAAACTGATTCCACAGAGTTACCTAGTATAAAAAATAATGCTAATACTTTAGAAAAAATAAATCGCATACATAATAGTGCATATATTGATAGTTTTTTTTCTTATTTATCATGCAATCTAAATCACAATAGTTCCTTTATGCATGGCGTTGAATTTTATGGAGCTTTTTTAGGTAAAAAAACTAGTTTTAAATTTGATGTAAGTGATGAACTAGATTATTTACTAGATTCTAAATATTTTCTAGATAATTTAAACTCCAAATTCACTTTAGAAAATGTGGATATTTCTGATATATTAAACGATAAAAAAAAACCCCCTCTTCAAATAGAATCTTCGGAAGTGGTATTAGAACTTTCTGATACAAATGAAATTGAAACACTAGATAAATTATTTACAACCTCTTCTAAAGAAGAAAATAATACTACATTGGAAGAATATACCATAAAAACAAAATCATTAAGTAACGTATCAACATCATCCAAAAGCACTTGTTCCTCTAGATCATCCAATACAGATAATAGTGAAAGTGAAGAAGAAGAAGAAGAAGATAATGATACATCGATACATGATTCGGATGATGAGTCTTCTTATGGTAGTTTGGAATCTGATGAAGAAACCAATGTAATTATTGATGAAATGCCTGTAAATATTATTGCATTAGAAAAATGTAATAATACATTAGATTATTTGTTAGTAAATGATGAAATTACATATGAGCAATTAGAATCATTATTATTTCAAATTATTATGACTTTATTGACATATCAAAAATTATTTCACTTTACACATAATGACTTGCATACGAATAACATTATGTATGTAAATACAAATAGAGTATATTTATACTATTGTTATAACTCCAAATATTATAGAGTTCCTACTTTTGGTAAAATATTTAAAATTATTGATTTTGGAAGAGCTATTTATAAATACAATAATATAACATATTGTAGCGACAGTTTTGCAAAAGATGGCGATGCATCTACTCAATACAATATGGAACCTTTTTTGAATGAAAATAAACCCCGATTGGAACCTAATTTTAGTTTTGATTTATCTAGACTAGCTTCTGCCATGTTTGATTTTATTGTAGAAGATAATTTTGAATCCATGGAAGCATTAAAGGCGATTCCTGTTTATGAAGCTATTATTGATTGGTGCACTGATGATAAAGGGAGAAATATTCTGTATAAAAAAAATGGCGAAGAAAGATATCCGGAATTTAAATTATACAAAATGATAACCCGCACGGTTCATAATCATACTCCAGAAAACCAATTAGAACGAGAATGTTTTTCAAAATTTAAAATACCAAAGAAAAAATCACAAAAAAAACCCATTATGAATATTGATGAACTTATTAGACCTTAGAACACCGAGTTATAAATTAAATAAATGTTTTCTAAAATAATTATGATTTAACCATACTTCATTACCATGCTGCCAGCTATGTGCTTCAATAATTATACAAAATATAGGAAAATCAAAATCTATTGATTTTAACAAGAATTTCTTGGATTTTTTTATTTATTATTAAATATCGTAATATTCAATATTATTTAATAATAGTAAATTATATATGGATAATCAAAAAGGATTACTTTTTATTGGTGCAAATGATATGAGAGAAATAGGAAAATATGTAGACAAATATAAGTATGGATATTTTATAGAACCTATTCCTGAAACATTTAAAATATTAGAATGCAATTTGAAAAAATGCAATGAAACTCATGGAACAAATTATATTGCTTTAAACTACCTTATAACAAATATAGATGATAAAATATATGAATTTAATATTTATGGTCAAAATCATAAAAAAAAAGAAACATCTTATGGAAATAATGGTGCATCATCATCAATATTAACAAAGAATGATAAATATTTTTGGGAAAATTGTGATTGTAATCATAAAATACCAATAAAATCTATTAGAATGAATACTTTATTAGATAAATTAAATATTGATATAACAAAATATCCAAATCTAATAATAGATACACAAGGTTCAGAATTAGAGGTTTTAAAAAGTTTTGATGATAAATTAAATAGCGTATACTTTATAAAAACAGAAGTAAGCTTAGTTCCATATTATCATGGAGGTGTATTATTTCCAGAATTAAATAACTATTTAAATAGTTATAATTTATATACGAAAACTAAACCAACAAATCATTGTAATTTAATATATTTACGCTAAAAACATAATAATGTTTAAAATGTAGGGTCACCAACAAACACATCTGTTTTAGGAACAGGTGCTTTTAATTTATCTTTTGCATAAATACCTATTACACTACATAAAAACACTAATATTGTATTTTTTAATGCTTCTTTTACATTTAACTTTTTTTTCTTTAACTTTTCTTCTACTAATTTTAATATAAAAAATAGCAATGATATTATAGCCGCAAGTATTAATAATTGCTCCATTAATTTATATAGAAATAAATACTATATAAATTAAACGAATTTATGTTAAAACTTCTATATTTAAGGATGGCTTATCTATACTTAATGGTTTTTCACTTAAATCCTCACTAATTAAACTATCTAAATTTAACGTATCGCCGATTTTTATAGAATCTCCATCATCATCATCATCCATATCATTCATAGATGGGGTAGGTTCATTAATTAGTGCAGATTCGCTTTTTATTCCGTCCACTGATACTGCTTCTGTTGTAGGACTAAATGATATTTTATTTGTAGGTTGCGGTTCTTCATCATTAATAGACATGGCTGGTGCTGTCTTTTCTATATGTATAGATGGAGCAGGAATGTCCTCTTCTTCTTTTGGATTATCTATTACATCTTGTTTTATAATTGTTTCAGTTTCATTTACAAGCTTATTTCCAGATTCTAACACTTTTTCTATTTTAGTATTTACTTCATCTACCTTTTCATCTATTTCTTGCTTCTTTTCTTTTATTTCATTTTCTTTTTCTAATAATTCTGTTTCTTTGTCTAAATTCTCTTGCTTCTTTTTCTCTTCTTTTTCTATTTTTTCCTTTTCTTCATTTGTTTCAATATTTTGAACCTTTACAATTTCTTCATTTTCCTCGGTATTTAATTCTTCTGTTTCATCTATATATGCCCTAAGAATATCATCTACTGGAATATTGTCTCTAATTGTATTCATAATGCATTCTTTTACTATGATTTCAAACTCTCTATTTCGTTTTTGAATTTCTAAAGGTGCTATATTTCTTTCAAATAAATAAATATTTATGTATAACTTTCGCGCAATGTTAATATATACTTTATGAATGAATTTATCTAAACTAGGTATATCTAAATCAATTTTTTTTTGATTAGAACTTACTCTAACACATGTTAATGCTTTTAATTGAACAATATGCACACAGGTTAATAAATCTTCTATATATGAACAATTGCTATTTTCTATTATTCTTTTCTTTTCTGTTTCAATAATAGTTTCATTCCATTGTGGAATTTTAGACATTAAATTTTGAAATGTCATTAAATATTTCTCCATTTCATCATCATCTTTGCATATTTTCCATGCTTCATTAAAAATAGATTTAAATCCATCAATTATATGACCTGTCATTATGTTTACTAAACGAATACACCATTCATTCTTGCTTTCATTCAAACTCGCCATTGAATAATCATCCATTACATAAGTATTAGATTTTCTAAACTCAAATTATAACTTAAAAAATACAATATATAGTAAATCAATAAAATTTCATTTCTCACTTCTAATTTTATTTGATTGAATAAAAATATAAATTTACTTGTTTTCAAATCTGTTTCTATATTTTGTTTTATATATTGTATTAAATCTAAAGCACAATATCCTTTATGATATAATATTTCTGCATGATTATATAAATTAATAAAAGTAGTATTTTTTTGAAATGATTGTATATATGTTTTTAAATAAGTTGCTCTTTTTTTATAAATTATATCAAATGAATAAGTTTTTTGTAAATTAAATTGATATAAATTATATATTTTATTTTTTATCATTGGATTTGGTATATATATTTCACAAAATCGTGATAAAATTGGTTTTATTAATCCATTTTTATTTGTTACTACGATAAAAAAACGCGTACTTTCACTAAATAATTCTATACATCTTCTCAAAGCTGATTGTGCATCAATGGTTAGTTTATCGGCGTTTGATAAAACAATCGATTTAAAATTACTACCATTATTTGTGTCTATTTTTGATTTAGCAAAAAATTTTAAATCCTCTCTTATAAACTTAATACCTTTAAAATGAGAACAATTCATATACATTACATAAGATGGTCTTATGTTGTTATTATATATCATGTTTAAAAAATCATTTAATATTTTTTTTTTACCGCTACCAGGATTACCCCAAAACAAAATATGTGGAATATCTTTTGCTTCATAAAAATCTTCCAATTTTTTATATATTTTTGAATGAATGTTTATCATAATTTATTTGTATATATATATTTATATGTATTACCCTTTAAAAACTAAAAGGATTAAATTTAAAAATCAAAAAGTAACAGAGGCGCAAATTAAACGTGCACTATTTGCATGCTATGCAAACATATCTTTTTCTACTATACCCTATTTATTATATAATTATAATTCTTTTCAAACACTTCGATTAATGAATAGTGGTAATTGTATTGCCATGAGCTTGTTTGTTAAAACATTTTTATATGATAATTATAAAATTATTTCTTATTTAATACCTGCATCTATTCCAAAAGCTTACCAAGATTCAAAATTCTTAACCTTATCCCATGTAGCATTAGCTGTTCCTATATCTCCAACCCAAGTATATATATGCGATACCGCTTTTTATTTTCAAAAACCTATTTTATTAACTTTAACAGACGGAACTGTTTCTGAACCAATTACCAGTGTTGGTATATACGATAATACATTAGATATAGTTCATTCAAAAACAGAATATATCGGATCAAATACCATATTGAATGAATATCAAACGATACCACAAAATACATTTGTTTGTGCATGTTATTTTGAAAATAATCCAGAAGATACATGGAACTATTATATTGTAGAAATTACAAATCCAGACCAGTCTATTGGAACTACCTTTGTACAAACAAAAACTCGGCCATTTATATGTAGCACTAAAGTTCGAGATGGTAAAACGGTAATGGATGTATATTTAAAATATATAACAGATACAGAAATAAAAATAGACCATAATTACAAAAATTTATATACTGGGAGTATCTTATATATACCTGATACGGTATTACAATTTATTAATGGAAAGCTATATAAGTATTTTAAAACGGATGCATTAAATATATTTAAAAGGCCGATTAACAAAAAACTAGTTTTTGAATAATTATGAAACAGCTTAAATAGTAAGTTATTATTTAGTATAATGTTTTCACTTAATAATACTCAAATTGATAGCAAAACAATTAAAGAACTCATTGAGTTAAATATTATAAAACCACCGATTCAAAGAGTCATTGATAATACTAAAGTGGAAGATATTGTTAAATTTCAATTAAATTTTTTTAAAGAAAATGGTTTTTTTAACTTTACTGCTTCTGGGCCTATTAATATTCACTATTTTCAAGAAAAATACTATCTGGTTGATGGACAACATCGATTAGAATCTCTAGAAAAATTATACAAACATCATTCACATAATATTGAAGTTTATGTTTTAATTGTAAATGTAACATCAATAAAACAACTTGAATTAAATTATAATATGATTAATAAAAACACCCCATTACCCGATTTTTCATGTTTTAGCTCTATTGATAAAGAAATACCAGAAACAGTGGCCTATTATTTTCAGAATGAATATCCCACAATATGGTCTAAATCATCTAGAGCTAGACGACCTCATATATATTTTAATTTTTTTCAAGAATCTCTTGCTTTTATTTGTCAACATCTCAATATAAAATCCAGTCATCAATTACAAGAATTAGTTACATGTTATAATCAAAAAATATCCTCTTGGGATATATCTTCATTTAAAAATATCAATGACAGTGTTTATCGAAAAGCCAAAGACACGGGGTTATATTTGGGGTTATTTACACATCAAAATGAGGATTATGGGTATGAATGGTCTAAAAAAATTGTAGAAGAACACACCGGTAAAATAATTAAAAAATTTTCTTCTTCATCGAAAACGAAAATACCTAAAAAAATAAAAAATGATTCTTGGGACAAATATATTGGTTCTACTGTAGGGGATTCTATTTGTTTATGTTGTAGAAATACATCCATTAATTCAAAATCTTTTATTGGTGGACATATTATATCTGAAAAAAATGGAGGCAATGTATCAGTACACAATATAGTTCCAATTTGCGCAGATTGTAATTTATCTATGGGCACTACCAATATGGATGAATTTATTCATAAATATTATCCAGATAATTTTAATAAATTTAAAAATCGGGATTATAAAATCAATAATTGGATTTTATTTTAAATTATATATTTTCTTTGATTTTTTTAAAAATCAAAGAAAATTAAGCTATGCTATTTAATGGCTGAGTATATGGATTATTTCTAAATGCGTCTAGTAACGAAGCATCACTTTGTCTATGACTAACATCTTCGTATTCGCTAGGCATTTTATTAAATGACCCCATAAAATCAGCACTTGGAACCACATTGGTTGGTTGTGTCGCAACATTGGCTCTTGTATTTTCCATTTCTTTAGGGGTGCAGTTAATATTTTCGTATGGATTAAACAAACTCATTCCTCCCATATTAGGTCTATTTTCAAAACTCTTATTGTTGTTATTTCTTTGACCATATTCTGCATCATAGGGTCGAAGTCCTAATCCATTAGACCCTCCTACATTACCAACCCCTTGATAATTCGTGGTTTGCCTCTGATTTTCAATGGGTGTTTGCTTGTTGGATAAATATCCACTTTCTATTTGACCCTCGTAATTCAAGTGAGTGCAATCTAATTTATGTTCGGTCATTTCACGATTTGTTCTTGGCATGTTTTGAATATTATATACCGTAGGTGCTTTACTAGATGTTCCAAAATTACCCGTTTCTCTAATATTTCCTACTATATTTTCTTTTCGGGTATGTCTTAATGTATTTATAATTGGATTCATCACCGATTCCAATACACCATTTGAACCATATGCATTACCCATTAATCCACTTCTAGTAGTAGACCGATTATTTCTTAATAATTTATAACTTGTATTACCATAATCTATTTTAGATGGGTCTGACATACCTTCTGCGGTTAAATTCAAAAAAGGTTTGGATGGTAATGTAATTTTTTTAGATGGTTCATATTTTTCAGGAACATAACCTGTTCCACCGCCATTACCATCTTCTCTACCACCAGCACCATAATATTCTACTGTGGTTGCATTACGATTATTTTCAGGTATATCATTTACAGTTCGAATTGTTTGTTCTTTTACTGCTCCAGTTGTAGTAAACCATCTATCTGGATTATTCATATAATATGTATCGGGTCTACGTTTTTCTATATGACCTATTTTACCTATTTCTTTCACTGGATTCAAAGCTGGTCCTTGATGATTATTTAATGTATATGTTTCTTTTGGATTATTTGCAATACGTAAATCATTTACATTTTTTGGCATCCATGATTCACGTGACCCCATTCCTGAATTAAATCCACCATCACCTTCCGTATTGTATCCTTGATTTATACCAGGAGCAACCCTTTGTTCCTGCCATGGCTTTACATTAGCAACCCGTTGACTTGGTACTACCCGAGACTGATAAAAATCATTTGTATTCTGAACCCCATACACATTTTGCACATTTGTCTCTGGTGTGAATAACGGTCCACGTTCCATCTTCTCTATTTGATATGTTCCCGTACCTAAATAACTGTCTAAAATACTTTCATTTACATTATGATTATTAACCGATGAACCACTCATTTTACTACTAAAAAAAGGCTGCATATTGTTATGTCTTACATTTTCAGAATTTACAGTTTCACCTGTTAATGATACAAACTCCGGATTACCTTGATATTGATTATGTAAACTGTCTTTGTTAAAATACTTATCTTGATATACATTTTTTTCATCTGGTTCTCTATATTCTCTAGTTCCTTTTAAATTCACATATTTTGGAACGCCTAAATCATTGGGTGTAATAGATGTTTTATTTTGTTGGGATAATAACATTGATTTTTCATTTGTTATTTCTGTAACAAACTCTTTATAATCTGCGTTTTCAGTGCTATTTACAATATACCAATTTGGATTATTTTTTTTATATTCTGCTATTTTTTCATTTATTTCTGCTTCTATTTCCGTTGCATTTGGAAAATCATCTCCGTGTGTATATGTAGTTTCATTCATATTTTGATTACCTTCCTTACTATTTATATTAGATACTAAATATGCGGTTCCTAAAACAACTAAAGGAATTACTACTTGTGCCATTATTATATATAATTAAAATATAATTATATATAAATCAATTCTTATACGTATAACACGGCACATAATAATCTTTCTCTAATATGCGACTACTTAAATTATTTTGAAATGGTATGCAAACATGCTCCTGTGGATTTAAGGGTAAATAACTCCATGTTTGTCTTCTTTGTCCTTTATAAACCCACGCAGGATGAGATGCTCTAGACTGATCCATATGTAATTTTTCATTTGTTCCATAATGAATCTTGGTTGTATAAGCCGATTTATTTTTATAATCATTTTGTTTCAAATTATCACGATTGAGTGTTCTTGTTAATCCTTTTAAATCGCTATCCATTTCAACCGTATTTGATCTCAAATTAGCACCCCAATGAGTGAGTCTAACATGAGGGTCATTTACATAATCAACACTTGCACCAGGTCCTGGAACATCTAAGATATATCTACCTGGGTCTGTAGATTCTTGTAATTTTTTCTTTGTTCTAATTTCATCGTAATTAAATCGTGTAAATGCCATATACATAAGAATAGATTTTATTTATCTATAGATGTTTGTTTTATTACTTCATTCACTACTTTTGAATTATCATAATCTGTCATTATACTATTTACTATTTTAATATACTCATCCTTCTTTTTATCACATTCTTTCCAACCAGGATTTTCTTGTTCCCATACTTGAATTTGTTGAATTTGTTTTACATAAATATCATTCAAAGATTTTGTAATTTTTTGCTTTTCAATATCTTTTTCCCAGCTATTATTATCCTTTACATACAATGTTTTTCTTTTTGTATCACTACAATGAATAGGGCGCTTATATTTTCCTAATTGTTCTAAATTATTTGTAAATATATTTATTAATCCTTGTTCCGTTCCATTTATTCCACTATATAATAAATCCTTACCACATATATTAATTTGTTCAATAAATTCTGTTAAATTCATGGCATCTTTGCATTCTTCATTTAAAAATACATTTAAATTAAATTTATTATTATAAAAATTTGTATTGGTTGTTGGTGCTTGCTTTAATTCTTTTATTTGTTCTTGTTGTTCTAAAATCACTCGCTGTTGCTCTAAAACCACGTTTTTTATTTCTTCATTGTTATCTGCCATTTTTAAAATTGCATCATTGAATACATTATTCTGTTCTTTTGTAACATAACACTGTTTTAAGTGTCGTAAATAACTACTATTATGTTTATATTGCTTACCACATTCACACTCATAAAGCGAAGCATTTAGTAGCATTTTGTGTTTTCTTGTATTCAAATGACGGTCATAATTTGATTTTCTTACGAAATATGCTGAGCATACTTTACATTCTAATAAATGTGTCCCTTTTTGCTCCTTTTCATTAGCATTTTGAGACATATATTATATAGGGGGATTTTTTTATATTATTTTTTGAACAACTTGGGACTTTTTTTTGATGTTTTTTAACATATCGTATTTCATGCAAATATTATTAATAAAATTGCGTTTTTCTAAAAAAAGGTAAGACATGGTGCGCTCCTTTTTTGCTCCAAAATGCTAAAGTAAGGTTTTGATTTTCGAAATAGCAGGTTTTATTACGATAGTCAATAACAGCAGTATTAAGGTGCAAAATTCGATTTCATGAAAAGTAGCATTTTTTAAAACAGTAAGGAAAAAAATGACATTTTCGCGTTTCTGTTATGTAATATGCAAATTGAACGGTTTAGTATTTTTTATTGCTCCTTTTTCATACCAAATATTAGCATAAGGAGCAAAAAACATGGCTTAGGTCAATTTCCGAAAAAATCATGTAGGCCTACATGAATTTTTCAATATTGCATTTTTCACCTACATAGATGTAGGCGTGGCAAAACTTGCATTTTTTTTACAAAAAGTACATTTTACTTTTCAAAAATGGACATTTATTTTTGTCCATTTTTCAAAAATCATTTGTACTTTCTGAAAAAAAAAAAAGTTTCATTTACTTACATGAATGTAGGTAAATTTGCTTATTTGCTCAAAAACATGTAGGCCTACATGGTTCTTTAAATTAAATTTTACTTAATTAATATAGATGCGCGGAATTTTTTATTTATTTATTATATTTTATATAACAAATTGCATGAAAATACACTATTTACCTATGAGTAAAGTTCGTGGGCTTTTTAAATTATGGCACCCAAATCAGAACTTTACAATTGAACATATTGTTCCAAAATCATTAATGTGTAATAAAACATATAGTAGAGACATGCATAATATATTATGGCTTCCATCAAAAGTAAATAATCATAGAGACAATTATAAATGGGTTTCTGACTTGGAAATAAATACCCATTGTATATCCATTGATTATTATGGTAATATAATAAATAAACTTTTATTTGCGAATGAGACAGATTTTTGTCATGTTAAATCAAATATGAGACGGGAATTTATGCCTTTAGAATTATATAGAGGACGAATTGCCAGATCATGTATGTATTTTTTAGATACATATCCGGAGAATAAAGATATTATATTGGAAAAAGTAATTGATTTAGATACAATTTGCAAATGGCATGAAAGATATCCCGTAACAATATTTGAGAAAAAAAAGAATATAAATATAGCATATTATCAAGGTATTTATAATAAATATATTGAAAATGAAGTATTATTGTTTAAAGATTTATATAATAAATATTAATTAATATATATAATGAATGTTTTTGTTGAAGCATTAATGGTTGGTGTTATAGTTGTAGTAGTTGGTACTATTGTAGGATTTGTAGTAGGTAAAAGCATGGCAGTTGATTTACCTCCTGTATGTAAAGCTTGGAATAAAAATTTTATTATGGAAATATGTTTATTTTTAACAGGTGTCATTGTTCACTTGGGATGTGAATGGACAGGAATAAATAAATGGTATTGTAAAAATGGAAACGCTTGTAAAAAATAATTGAAATTAAAAATAATAAATATTGAATATTAAATGAATAGACCAGTTAGTCCTCCGACAGTAATGACTCCTCAATACTTTGAACAACTAGAAACAAATGACATTTCACTTGAAGAATTTAATCTTGCGGTGTCACATGGATTTACTTACATTCAGTCAAAAAAAAATGGAGAATCAATCACTCCAGGTGATATTTTACTGGAATATTTAAATTATAATCATGATGAAAATAATCCAGATGATAAATATGTTCCACTATTTTGTCTATCAGTGTGCATGTTACATAAAATGCGAGAAACAATCGATAACATTCATGTAGGAACTACTGATAAATTGATTACATATTGTATAAATAAATTCAATGAAACTATGTAATTTAATGCGTATTTTAATAAAAATACCATAATATATATATTTTTTTTATTATTAATATATATAATGTCAAATTCTACTGGCGTTCCAACAGCATTAAACTATAGAAATAAATTAAATAAAACAAAACTTGAAAAAGCCAAAAGAAGATTTGAAGCTGCTGCAGCAAAAGCAGATTCTTCAGAAAAGCAAACTACTACTCTTTTACAAAGAAGAGCGGCATTAGAAGAAGCAGAAAAAAGGGATTCTGAAGCAACTATTGCATTAGCCCAAGCAAATGCTAAAGTGACAGAAGCAGTAAAACGTAAAGAAGATGCAAAAAAAAATCTCGAGAGATTAACTGCTGAATTTAAGAAGCTCTATAAACAAGTAAGGTCGGCTCATTCTGGAATAATTGGAAAAGTAATAAACAAATTTAAACCCATTCCCATGGGGGGTAAGTCTCGTAGACTTAAAAAAAGAAAATTTACTCGAAAACGAAGAAAATCAAGTCGAAAACGAAGAAAATCAAGTCGAAAACGAAGAAAATCAAGCGGAAAACGAAGAAAATCAAGACGCTAACAATAAAAATATAAAATTATTTTTATTGTTATTATTATTATTTAGGATATCCATTTTTTTATTCTATAGCTCAGTTTTTTTGGAGCAGTTCCACACCCATTCCAAATAGCTCCTTTAATTTTTAAAAAGACTAGTTCCTTTGTTTTTTCATTGAAAATACCTATAATAATTTCGTTTTTTTCCAAATTAATGGAATGATTTTCAATAATACTTAATGTATTACATGAATTAAAATCAAGTGGTATAATAGATATATCGCATGTATCTTCAGTTGCAGAAAAGCTTGCACACTTCATAGCATTTATTGCAGTAGCAGTGATTTGGTTTGCGGAGGGACCCATGTTTTTATATGGAAATAATTCTTAAATTTCTTTTCAATTTATGATAAATATAAAGGACGCTGATTTTTATCTACCACAAGAGGTTCAGGTATAATAGTCGGGTGTCTTTCATAAAAAGATTTAAAACAAACCGTTTTAGGTTCATTTTTAAAGGGAAGTTTGGCTACTTCTAAATTAGTAGAATTAATACCAAATAAATAATTTTCTGTTTCAATTGGATTATGAGACAAAACATTTCTTGGTAAATTTGGAACTCCCCCTAAACACATAAAATTTGCTTGATAAGATTCCCCGTAAGCAGAATTCTTAAACTGATTATATTGTAACATTTGTTGATTCATTCTTTTTTCTAAAATATAGTCATTTCTTGTATTTTTATTTCGTGTGGACGCCATATATATTAGTTTGTATATTTTTTATTTTTAAATACATCTCTAGATGGCATACCTCCTCTAATCCAAGCAGAACTAGCATCCGCTTCAATTATATGCGATGTATTTGTAGCTTCTTGACGTTTTTCATCTAACATAGGATATGCTTGCTGGTCCGCTAAACAAACTTCACTAAGATTATTTGCACTTTTTTTTAGTCTTAATGCATCACCTTGTTGCAATTCTGTTTCTGTTTCTACATTGCAGCTACCTCTTCCTAAATAAGGGACTGTAATAAATGGTCTGGGATGTAACATAATTCTACTTTTAGGATTATTTTGTATAGAACCAATTTTAAGATTACTATTTACATCCACATGACATCCATTCGGTCCAACTTCAGAACATCCAGTAAAAAATACATTTGGTTGTTGAGTGGCCGTATCAATCGCTTTTGTCATACCACATCCCATATTATTTAAATTTGTTAAATTATAGTTTGCATGTTTAATATTTAATAAATTTTGTTGCGTATTAGTCGTAGGGTCACTACCTATTCTAGATAAATTTTCAAACAAATAATCACTTGTAGACATATATATTGTTAAAATATAATTTATTTGAATGAAATTAATTAAAGTTATCCCAGCCATATTCTACTATTTTTTTACCAGAAGGTAAATCACCATATAAAAACTTTAAATATCCGTCTTGGTCATTTGGTATTAATCCTTTATCTGCGTTTGAATAAAATGGTTGCATAGATTGCTCAAATTTTAAATTATCTCCTAAATCTTTGAATAATTTATCTCTATCTTTATTTTCCGGGTCCATATTTATAATTTGTTTTTTTGTTTGTTCATTAATCTGATCACTAATACTTGTATTAATCATCGAAGCAGGAACTTTATCTGGATTATCACTATACTCATTTTGTGTTGTATTCATAAGTGGATTATTTTCAGTAGGTGTAATAATATCTTTTATATTTTTAAATTGTTCTTTTATGGTTTCTTTTTTCTCATTTTTATTATCATGTTGATTATATAAAAACCATATAATCCCTAAAGTAACAATACCAACCATTATTATAGTATATGAACCACCTGCCATATATCCTAAAGCAGTAAGTAATATAACAATACGTGTAATAGAATTTAATTTTTCATAATAGTTCATGGATTGGTTAGGCCACAATTTAGTTAGTTTATCTTTCTTAAATAATATACTTGGATTATTTAACCAAAATTCATTAGACGACATATAATATAAGCTAACTTAAAATTCTAAGAAACTTTATCTTTTTTCTTTCGACGCTTTTTCTTTTTTTTATTAGGACCTTTATAATCAGGTGCATCTGATTTGTGAGATTTTTCCGCAGCGTCTCCCGATTGAAATGTATATTCATTTTCACCAACAGGTTTTAATTCATTGGATACTTTATTTACAGGAACCAATGCTTGTTTTTCTTTGAGTTTTTTTCTCATTCGTTCTTTCATTTTGGCATTCTTCATATTATTTTGCATCGCATTTTTCATTGCATTGAAATCAAATTTTCCATTTCCTGGATTCATACCCATTTTACTCATCATTTCTTTTAATCCAGGCATGTCTTTCATTTTATCTACTATTTCAGAAGCTTCTTCTAACAATTCACTTTCATTTAAATCCCCCGACTTCATTTTTGCATCTAATTTTCCACCAATGCTTTTAACTAATCCCATAATTTTACCTGGATTCTTAAATAAATTCTTCATTACATTTTCTGGATTTTCATCTTCAGATAAATTTAAATCTTTTGCGGCTTCTTCTGCAATTTCTTTTGCTAAAGAACCTATTTTACCATTTAATAATCCCGATAAATGACTTTGGATTTTTTCTGGATCTAAATCTATTTTTGAAGGATCAGGCATAGCATCAAAAGACGGACCATTCATGGGATCCTCTTTATTCATTTCATCTTTTTCACTAGAATCGTTTGTTTCATCCGTGGAATTCATTCCTTCTTCAAAAATATCTTGCATTCCTTTAATGGTTTCTTCTATTTTATCATGTAATTCATTACTATTGATGGCTTCAAATAATTTGGCCGTATCGCCAAAAGGAGTATTATTATCAACATTTTGCACAATGTTAAATAATATCAATTGTAAATATTTCCATATTGTTTCTCGGGTTTTATCACTAATGTTACATTCCCATAATTTTTTAAAATCAATATTTGGAAGAAATGCTGTATTTATATCAGCGTTTGAAAATATCTCATTATTTTGGTATAAAATATCAAAAAAACGTTCGGGATACGTTGTTTTACAATAGTCTTTAAGTTCTTGTATTTTTTCTGGACTAGATAAATAACCTTGTAATGTGTCCGAATGTTCAGGAAAAGTGATTAGTAAATCCTTTATAAAATCTTTTAAAATTGTTTCAATAGTAGCATTGTCATCAGGGCTATCGGAACTTTCAGAACTCATAAATATGTATTTAAATTTTTATTTAAATGAATATTTATGAGAAATATAATGCAGATAAATCAGATAAAATTTTTATAAATTTCCATAATATTTCCTTCTCATTGTTGCCTAAAGTTTGATATATTTCTTTACATTTTTTTGACATGTAATCTATATTATCAATATTTTCATCATAGGTTTTATTTAAAAAATAACTTTCGTCTTTATTTTCAATATATGTATAATAGGGTATATACACAGATTCATACCATAATTTTATAAATAATTTGGGATTAGTTTTTTTTATCACATTATTTTTTTTGATAAATGTATTAAATACTACATCATTATCACTATCATGCGATTTTAAAAATGTTAAATAATTAAAATATTGTGTTATGAATATTTTATATATTTCTTTTTTTTTATCAGACATATTAATATTAATAATAAATGTTTTAGATTCATTTAACTAAAGAATTACTATTGAAGGAAGGGAGTTCTAAATTTCTTTGTTGCTGTAATTCTTCTAAATTAATATCACCAATACGATTTGAACTAATATCTTCTTCTTGTGGAATATTAATCGATTTATCAATATGATCAATTGTTGCATAACTATATAATTGTCTCATTCCTCCACCACCCTTTGCTAGTAATTCATCACTAGATTGGTCTAAAAAACTAAAATTATCAGAAGATACTCCGAACATATTTAAGGTTTCTAATTGTAAAGCACATGGTGATGGATCATCGTGTTTTAATTCTTGAATAGAATTGGTATAATTTGGTAAATAATGTTGATAAATTTGACTGCCAATTAATATTTGATTATTTTCTGCTAAAACTAATGATGGAACTTTTATTACACCCGGAGGCAACAAAACTTTTTTTCCATCATTTAAAACAATAAAAGTTTGATTTACCCCATTTACTTGATTTTCAAAACGATTATCAATACATATAAAATTAATATTTTTAATATTTGCCTTGTTTAATTTTTCCAATAAATTTTTACTTCCTTTACAATAATTGCTATAATAAAGAGCAGAATTCATTATGATAGATTATTTTTTTATTTTATTTAATTTAACTAATAATTGATTTAATAATATAATCTATATAGATTACAAATGCCTCCTTTGATTCAAGACAAAGTTCTAAATGAAAATACTCTAGAATTTACATTTAGCAATATGCCTGTATGTATAGCAAATGCAATTAGGAGAACAATTATATCAGATATTCCAACGGTTGTATTTAAAGGTTTTCCGCATGCAGAATGTAATATAAATATTGATATAAATACATCTAATTTTAATAATGAAATTGTAAAGCATCGAATAAGTTGTATTCCAATTCACATATCTGATCCATTAGATTTCAATACAGAAATGTATATAGTAGAATTAGATGTACAAAATGATACAGATACTATTATTATTGCTTCAACCGGAGATTTTAAGGTGAAAGATATTTCAACAAATACATACTTACCCGAATCAGAAGTAAAAAAAATATTTCCACCCGATAGTATTACCGGTGAGTTTATTGATATTGTTCGACTAAAGCCTATTGCTGACCACGGATTATCAGGAGAGCATATAAAGTTATCTGCCAAATTAACGTTAGGTATAGCAAAAGAAAATAGTTGTTGGAATGTTGTTAGCACATGTGTATTTAAAAATACTCCTGATAATGAAGAAATACAAAAAGTATGGAATTCTAAAGAAAAAGCGTTGGATTCGTCTATCAGTGCAAGTGATAAAAAACAATTAAAAGATGATTTTATGAATTTAGACGCAGAGAGAATATTTATACCAAATAGTTTTGATTTTATCATAGAGTCATTAGGAATATTTACATGTGAAAGCTTAATGGTAAATGCATGTAAAATATTGATTGAAAAAATAAAGGTATTTTGTAGTTCATTAGATAAGGATAATAATTTAATACAAGAACGTATGTGTGCAATGCCTTTCAGTTATCAATTGGAATTACAAAATGAAGATTATACATTTGGAAAGGTATTAGAGTATATATTGTATACAAATCAGTTTGAAAAAGCGCATAAGTTGGCTTATATATCTTTTAAAAAAGAACATCCTTTGAATAAAAATAGTCTACTATTGATATCATGTGTAAATAATTTACAAAAAGAGGAAATAGCAAAAATGTTTATAGATGAGGCAACCAATTGTATATCTTATTTTGAGACCATTTCTAGTGAATTTGTAGGCTAAAAGATAATTTTAGGAATTATACATTCATTCATATTTAAATATAATAATAGTATATTTTAATGACAAGTAAATCAGAATTCATTCAATACGGAGATGTTATAAAAATAGAATCATCTCAAAATGAAAGTATAAATGATAAAATTTTTTTTGTGAACTACGTAAGCAAGGAAAAAATAGAATTAATTCATCCCGAAGATTCAGATAAAAAAACGCTCATGTTGAATGAAGGAATATTTATGGATGAATCAATAGAACAAATTAGTATATTACATAGAGAAGAGAGTCCATCCTTTGCGGTTCAAAACAATTTAACACTTGGGGTATGGGTGAATATTGAGTTTGGTGGTTCTATTCCATTTATGATAACGGGCGAAATTACAAGCGTTGAAGAAGATATGATTGAAATTCAATTAGTAGAAACAAATGATAAAATATATATAGATTTTGGCTATAAAGGATTGCCTCCCGAATTATTAATTAAACAAATCACGATACGAGATGCACCAACAGATGTTTCGGATGATATAAAAATAGTAGATGATACATTATTACAATCAAGTGTTCAAACTGCTCTAAAAGAAGGAGAGGCCATTGAATTAGATACTCCATTAGAACAATTAGTTGAAATTATAGACGTTCCAGAGTCAGAATATAGATATTTGATAGAAGAACAAACGGATGATTTATTAAATAATCTATTGTCTAAAATAGGAACAAATAATAGAACACATCATGTAGTTCATAATATTCAAACATTGATTAATCGATTTACAGAATTAAGAGAGAATTATTCCCAGTTTGAAAACTATACCGTAACAGGTTGGAAAAAAAAACATTTAATACCTATGATTGAACGAGTTATGAATCCTACAAAAAGATTAGGATGGGTTATGCCGGTTACAAATTATGTAAAAAAAGTATATGATTTACAGGAATACGACGAAGAAGTTAAAGATATAAAAGAACTCATTGTAAAAAAACAATTATTAGAAGAAGATGCATATTATTTAAACTATTATAAAAGTAAATTGAAAACATCTAATTTTTATAAAGATTACATGAAACAAATAACATCATTTTATAAGCCATATGTTGTATTAAATACCTTACATGACCCATTGAATGTAAGTTATAATAATCAATCTGTATTGTTAAATCATTATGATGATTATCAAAGTAGTGTTTTTTCAGAAGAAGAAATACATTCTAATCAATACACAATAGATTCTATTATAGAAGATGAATCTATAAACTATAATAATGTGATAGTTTTTCCATCTAATATACAATATTATTCAAAACAATTTGAAATGTCAACTAATATTTTAGATAAAGTTCATTTATCTCATGTGCATTTATCATACAATACATTTTTACATGCAAAAAATATAAAAAAAATAGGTAAATTATACAATCAACAAAAAAATATTACAATAAATGAACATAGTAAAGAAAATCCTGACTTATATGAAAAAGATGTATCATCCATGTGTGAATTTTTAAATAATGTTTTATTTTATCCTACCACAAATATACCATTTGACTTGAAATTATCATGTATTTTTCCAGAAACATCTACATTAATCGATTGTATTTCACCCAAGCATATGAACTTACGAGATTCACTCAAAGAGTTTGAAATATATAATATAAATATAGATGATATTGATTTTAAGTGTTATAAAAAACTTATGAAAAACATAAATGGTTTAATAGTAGCTTATAAAAAGAAAATAGTTGAATATCAAAAGAAAATTAAACCATATAAAAGAAAAGTATTGGAAAATAGAAATATACCTAATTTATTTTCAGAACAAAATGCTATGTTATTATTACAAGCATATGATATTATGAAACAATCACAACAAGATGATGTTCAAAAATCATCAAATAATTACCACGATTATTATAGTGATTCGGAACTAATAAGTCGAATGAAAATAGATAATATGAATTTATTATATAAATTATCAAGTGAACAAAATGCGAACTTGAGAACAAATATAGATTACAAAACATTAACGGAATATGTAGATAAATCGGACGATATTTCGGAAGATTGTGGAACTTTACCCAAAATTAAAAAATTATATACAACTTTAGAAGAATTGCAATCAGATAATAATAAAGAAATATATGTAGACCCTGAATATGATGATACAGATTATTCTATAAAAATGGAATATTCATCAGAACAGTCTAAAATGAATACTGTAGATTTTAAAAAATTTTTATTGAATAAAATAGTAGAAAGAAAGATAGCCATAGATGAAGAAGAAGCTAGACATTTATTAAAAACAATATTAGATGGAAGAAGAACAATAGTAGAAGGTGATTATGCGGTAACAAAAATATATGAAGATGATAGATTAGAAACCAAATATTATATTCGTCAATCAAATAGTTGGATAGACGACCCAAATGTAAATTTAATATGCAATATGAAAAAAAATTGTATTCAATCAAACGATGAATGTGTATCAATGACTCAATTAGAAAATAAAACAAAAGAGGAAACAGCAAAAAAAATATTATCTGAAGCAACCCGAAATGCATCAGCCGAAACAAATCATGATGTTATATTAGATTATTATCGCAAACAATTATCTTTTATAATAAAACATGCACAAAAAAATAATTTAAAAAAAAATAATTTAATGATTGACATAGCAAATGCATTGGAAGATTCAACGGTAAACGAATCACCATATGAAGAGATGAAAAGTAAGATATTAGGTGAAACAAATATAGTAATAAAATATCAAAATATACAATTATTTGTATCTACTTATACAAGAACAAATTTAGACGGAGAATCTCCACATTGGTTATATTGTACAGAGACAGGTAATAAATTATTACCATTATTTATTTATACATTAGCGAATGCATTTATTACATATAATAATTATACAAGCACATTAGAACATATATGCGCAGAACAAGGAACTCTAAGTGATGATGGAGATGCAATTGTGGATAAGCATAGTGGATATGTAATAAAAAAAATAGATTTAGAAATGATAGAAGAATATACGGAAGAAGGGTTTAAAAGTATATTTCATGAAGTATTGGAAGACGAATATGTTTATAAAGAAGAAAAAACACGTAAAGATATTGATATTCATAAAAAAATAAAAAATATAGTATTAGCTTTATCCGGTTATATGGGTATTGATATTTCATCACATATGAAAAATATCATAAAATATGTAGAAGAAATTCATGATAAAGCAATAGGTTCAAAAGAAGATTATGCTTTACAAAAATCAACGGCAAAATCTGGAAAAAAAGATAATTATGAAATGGTTTCAAATAAAGCACTTATAAGTATAACCATTGCGGTAATGGTATTAATCATTCAAACATCTATTCCTTCAATTGAACCTTCTCGGTCATTTTCAGGATGCACAAAATCTTTAAAAGGTTATCCTGTATATGGAGATGGAGCCGGATGTATTGAATACATATCATGTATTGCAATAAAAATAAAAACATCATTTGAGCCATGGAATGTATTGAAAAAAATGTCCGATGATAAATTATCAAAATCAGTAAAAATATTTATGGACACTTTTTTGCTTAAGGAATTGGAATTTGTGAATAAAATACAAGATAAACAGCATCATATATTAAACGAAGAACTGGATGATATAGACATAAATAAATATCAAACCTGGAATACGTTTTTACCACCTTTACAAAAATGGAAAGCTAAGCCATATGAATCATTACCAGAGTCTTTCAATGGAGAAATAGATAAATCCATAAAGCAGGGAAAAATGCGTCAAGTTAAACTGATTCATGTTTTACATGGAAAGATATTTCAATCTAGTTATAATGTGCAAAAAGAAATACAAGATGTAATAAATAAACAAGATGCTTTATTGAAAAATTCAATCGATGAGCCATTTTTAGAAAATGGCTGCTGTAATGTAGGTGAACAACATACATTGCTTTACTTTATTCAAAAGAATTCTCATATACAAAAATATATAGATAAAACGGAACAAATGAGTAAAAAATTATCAGCCATAAAGTTTTTAGAAAAAGGTAAAACATTATATTCACCAGAAGATACCCGTGTAGTATCTATACCATTAAATAATGATTATAGTGAAGAGAGAATATATGAATTGTTTATACAAAAGTGTAATTTAGATAATTATAATCCTATTCCAAGTGAATACATGCAATTTATAGATAAAAAACCAACGGATGATTATAAATCAAGTGATGATATATCTACAAAAATAAAAATATTAAAAGAACAAGGAGTTGTATTGACATCGGATGATATGTTAAATATGTTACAAATTATAGGTAAACAAAACGCAGTTTCAGATTCATCCTCTATACCATTAAATATGAAATCAAAATTTAGTGAAATAATACAATTAGTAACCTCGAATGATGGATCTATTACATTGAGTAGTTTGGTTGGAGAAGCATGGAATAATGTGATTTTGCATAATACATCAAATGAGAATCAAAAATATTTAGATATTCTGAAAGATTCTTTATCCGAAATAAATAATGATTTAATATCAATTGTATATGAAAAAATAGTAAGTAGTGGATTAATTTCTCAAAGAGAAAGCACACAAATAAAAGAGTTTTTAATCAATTATAGCGAGTTTGAAGATTATGTATATTTACCCTCTCAAGAAAGTTTTTATCAAGCGGTAACTTGTATGAAAAATCAAGTGTATGTATTGTGTAAATGTATACCACATTGGATAAAGCACGATAAAGATATGTCCAGTTTTACCATACCAAAATATTGGAATTTTTCACATGCCCATGTTCAAGATATTATTGGTAAAATAGACAAATCTCAGGGATTTATGGTAAAGTATTATAAAGAGATAACAAAATTTATAGATAATGCGGAAGTAAAAGCAAATGTAGAATCGATTGTTAAAGAGTTATTATCTATAAAGATTGCATTAGATTCTATGCCAAGTTACAGTAATAATAAACATGATCAATATTTACATACAGATCATGTTAGTATTTTTTATACATATAAATATTTATTTATTCAGTGCATATTATTTTATATAAATAATTCAGATAATTTAGAACTTATTCGATTTTCGATACACTTATTGAAATTATTTATGAATGATAAAAAAATGTTAAATTTTAATTATACAAAGGTAATGAGTTTAGTAAATCGTGAAAAAGAAAAAGAAAAGGATAAAAAAACAAGTTATTTAAAAGATTTAACAAGCGAAGAAAGAGGTGTAGAAAAATTATTAAAACAACATAAAATAGGAAAATGGAATATTGGTATGCAGAAAGGGTTGGTAACTTATGATAAAGATTTTTATGATATGGAAAGAACAGAAAAAATGATAGAAGCTTTTTTTGATAAAGATAAACAGCTTGATTTTGATTCTGAGCTTGAAAAGCATGATATAAGTCATTTAGCAAATGATGATGATTATGGAGAGAATGATGGTGACGAACATTATTAGATATTTATATATTATTTTTGTAATGGATAATATATAAGATGTCTCTAAATATTAGAAGTTTTATTCAAAATAATATAGCAGTAGTTGCAACTTTTATATTTTTAGTATTATTTATATTATTTAATATGGCGCAGCCAAGCTTTGCTTATACAAAACAAGGTCATATAAGAGTTTTTGGATTAAATTATAAACATAAAACAATATTTCCGGTATGGTTAATAGCAATAGTATTAGCTATAACAGTATACTTTTTTATAAATTATTTTATAGTGTATCCTAGAATAAACTTTAAACGTTTTTAATTAATTATCTACTCCGCCGGATTTATTATATTCTTTGTTACTTCCAGCATTACTTGTTTTTTCTGTTTGATATTCATCGTATTCTGCTTGTAATTCATCCAATGATTTTTCACAACTTGCCCCTAATATAAAATTTTCACTAACTACAATAGCTAATATACCGGTTAATAAATACCAAAAGAAATATCCAATATTATCTTTTACACGGACTAAACTAATTAATTTATTTTTTAATATGTTATTTTCATCAGCGTATACTTCTGGTTTTATTAATTTAGATTGATTCATTTTTTCCCAAAAATCCCATTTAGATTCCATTTTACCGGTTTCATTTCTTTCACTATAAAATTCCAATGGTATTTCATTTACCATTTGTCCTGGATTATTATATATATTTTCCAAGTTTTCTAAAATAGGTTTATCACTCGTATCTGATTTAGTAGATTCAAATTCAACACTTGTTTTAAAGATACGTCTAGATACACTATCAATACCGCCTAATTGTGCTGCCATATATCCAAATGTGTTTGAAAAAGGTCTAACCCATCCAGGAAATGAATTAAGTAATACAATAAGCATACCAAATATTAAAAACCATGGTAAAAATGTATTATAAAAAGTGGATTGATATTGTTCTTGCCCACATAGATTTTTACTCAATCGCAAATTAATATAATATTGAGTTATAAATACCAAGGCGACATATATAATTAACCATAATAATCCACCTTTTCCTCCCGTAATATGTTTTACAATGGTAAATACTAATGTAAAAATAAAGAAGAAGAATATATTTCCTTTTGTATCAATATTTTTTGATTTTGCCATATAAATAATAGGAATAATATTATTTATTATTATAATCGTTTATTTTATGAATATAACTCCAAAATTAGTAGATCCTTATTTTAAAAAAATGTTGCATATATCATTAAAACAATGCAATAGCATGAAAAATAAATATATTAATACGATATTTAATATATCTATGTTTGCATTGTTAGTGCTTTTAATTGGATTTATATTGTTTATAAAATATAAAGGAAAATTAACACCCAAACAAAAAGAAGAAAAAAAACAAAAAGATAAAGCATTTATATTTACTAAATTAAAGCAATTAGAAATGATAAAAAAAAAACAAAATAATGAATTAATTACCAATTTACCTATGATGGACCATCCTTTTAATGGATAATTATATATAAAAAAATATAATTATACAATATAAATGGACCAAGAAAGAATAGAATATGATGAAGACCGTGGAAAATATATGAGCAAGAAAAAAAAAGAATATGAACATTTTTATAAATTAAAATCAGAATATGAGGGAAAAATTCACAAAAAATTAAGACCGATTATAATGGATAAATCATTAAATAAGTCAGAAAAACATCAGCGGTATAGAATGATAGTATCAAAAATTGAAAATAAGAAGAAATTTTTAAAAGAAGATAGAACTTTAAAAATAGTGAGTGATGGTAAAATAATAACAAAATACAATAATCCATATTTTAATTTATTTGAAACCTCTGCTAGAAATTTTGAAGAGTGGAATGCGAATAATAATGAAAATATGATGAAGTTAAAATTAGACACAATGTTTCATTATAAATCACAAGATGAATCTTTTAAGGATTTTGAAAATATAAAAAAAGAAATGAAAGAAGATTTACAAGAATATTCTAAAATTTTATCTGAAATATATGGATTAGAACACATGAACAAAGAAGCAATTCAAGACCAAAAAGATAAATTATTTGGTAATGATAAAAAATCTATAAAAGGATATGTGCCAGAATTAAAGGAAAAATTAGCATCCATGGAACCAGACTGTGAAAAAGAGGCGGTTGAAATATATCAAACATTTATTGTCCCATGTGTAAATGAAATATCACGATTAATTTATTATGCAAATGGGTATAGAGAAGTGGTTGAAGAAGGGGAAGATGAAGAAAATCTTACCTATTATTTAAAAACAGAAAAGGTTTCTATTTCTTCACGAGAATTTGCAAGCGAAGCGGATGAAGAAATGATAGCTCAAAATCAATTAAAACGGGAGTCTAAAAAAAAGAAAGATTATGTTAAATTAGAAACGGATGGGTCATTGGATAAAAATCATCAAATTATTGCTACATTATCAAGCGAACTAAGTGAGTTAATGATGCAATATTCATCGTTAGTAAGAAAGCAAGAAGATACCGATGAAATTCAAGATTTAATTCAAAAAAAAATGGCAAAATTAGATAATGAAAGAGAGCTGGTAAAAAAACGTCAGTTAGAAAAAAAAGCTATGAGAAATGCCGTAAAAATACCAGAAAATTTAGATTTATATAATAAACAATTGTTTATTAATAATTTATCAAATGAATTAAGACAAAAATATTTAGATGGATTATCAAGAGAAGATTTATTGGATTATATTAAAAATTTAAAAGAAAATGGTCCTGATAAAATAAAAATAAATTATAAAAAAGAAAAAATTTCCATGAGTGAATCTAAATTCAAATCATTTATAATGAAGCATTTAATATCATCGCAAAAAATACCACGTGAAGAAGCTAAAAAAATATATATGTATTTAAAATCACATGATGATTATTATAAAAATCATCATAATTATGATTTATTTCCAGATGAAAAGCTATCAAAAGAAGATAAGGAAGCATTAGAAATGAAAGATCAATTAGATAAAGAATCTGAGGCAAAAAAAGCAAGACAGGATAGAGAAAATGCGTTACGTTTTTCAAGAGATGGAACCATACCACCGTGGGGAACAGCTGATATGTATATAGATAAAATAAATAAAGAAGATGAAGTATATTTAAAATCAGAAAAAGTAACTGTATATAATGCATCAGGAGAGATATGGGGGAGTGAAATCAAGAGTGTAGATGACCCAATAAATCATCCATTTTCCGTAGAAGCTACCATAGAATGGAAAAAATCACAAGATGAAGGTATATTACCTGGACAAGATTCTAAACAACTGATGATTAAGAGTAAAGTAGATAAAAAAGGAATTAAGGGGTGGGTAAATTATCGAGATGTATATGTGGATATAAATCCAAATTCAAATGGTGATGATTTAGATAAAGCGGTTCAATTAAAAACACCATTGATAGAAGAAGATAAATTAGCATCATCATTGAATGATGATGAAGAAGAAGAATCGCCATCCTTTAATGACTGGTTGGAAGAAAAAGGGTATGATCGCTTAAAATCAATTAGTCCTTTAAAAGATTCAAGTATGGATGACGATTATAATATTGGGGATTAAAAAATAATATAATATAATATATATCAAATGGGCAAATTATTTAAAAAAAACATGTTTTCAAAAGGATTTATAAATATTAAATTTTTTTTAATAAGTTTAGCAGTAGGACTATTATATGTATATGTAATGGGAACACCAAAAAAAGTAATAATCGTATATCCTACGCCTGATTCAAACGATGCTCAATATGTAGATGCCGCAAATAATTGTTATGAGTTTAATGCACACGAAGTTACATGTCCATCAAAAAAATCAGATATACATAAAATACCTATTCAAAAAAAATGATTTATATAAAATAATATACTAATATATTAATGCGAATATTTAGAAAGTTAATTGGATCAGACATAGGACGTATTTTATTATCAATTATATTAGGTTTAGGATTATCTGCAATATTTAAAAAGACGTGTGACAATCGCAGTTGTTTAGTTTTTGAATCCCCCCCGTTAGATGAATTGCGTGAAAAAACGTATGAATATAATAAGAAATGTTATCAATTTGCTGAAAGACAAGTAAAATGTGATAAGAAGAAACAAAAAGTAAATTTTGCGTAATTAATTATACTCTATAGTATAAAGTATAATTATGGAGTATGAAACTACAAATATAAGTGATTTACCAACAAATCCACAAACGGCGGTAAATAATCTACCAGTTTTAACTAACAATATGCCTACAAATGAAATAGTAAACTCACAAAGTTATAATCAAGTAATGAATGAATGTATGACTGAAGTAAATCAACATGATAACAATCCATCCTTACAAATACCGAGTCAAGATATACCAAATAATCCAGTTAGTGTTACAAATGATCCTAGTGTAAGAGCAAATTATGTTCCACCAAAAGGTCCAGATACAATAGGAAATGTAAAAAAGGTAAGATTTCAAGAACCTCCAAAGGAATTGGAAACGGAATTGATTATAGCTGTATTAGCTTCTATATTATTTTTACTATGTCATTTACCATATTTTAAAAGTAGTTTTATAAAAATACTAACAAAATTAGCACCTAGTTTAGTAAAATCCGATGGAAACTTAAAATTAATTGGAAATATATTATATACTATTTTATTTGGCGCAACCTTATATGGAACTATTAAAACAATAGATTATAGTAGTTTACAATTAGCATTTTAATAAAATATATGTATAATATACAATGCCAATTCAAAATGGATTAATGTTAAATGGTAGTCCATTTAAACCATATACAAGTGCACCAGGTTCTATGTTTTCTTTAAATCGTAAATTAAAGTCAAAAGATGTATCTATTGCTCCAAAATACAATGATGCTTCTCAAAGAACAAAAATGCTGGCAATAAATGCACAAAAGCCTAAAAAAAGCATGCAAGAAATTTCATATAAGAATGTGAATACCACCTATAGTGATGCGAAGCGTGCATTAAATTTAATCCGTCGATAATTGATTTATATTATAATATAAGTATAATATAAATATGAGTCAATATAATAGTCATATGGAAGATGAAGTGGAAGTGACTCCAGCGCCCTTAGAGCAAGCCGTGGAAGAAGAAGTTTCCGTCGAACAAGTAGATGTGTCACCCGCACCTTTAGAGCCAGTTGTGGAAGAGGAAGTTCCTCCGGCACCTTTAGAGCAAGCCGTGGAAGAAGAAGTTTCCGTCGAAGAAGAAGTGCCACCAGCACCTTTAGAGCCAGTCGTGGAAGAAGAAGTTACCGTCGAACAAGA